CGCTATCCTACACTCTTTCCCTACACGACGCTCTTCCGATCTCAATATGACGTCTATACGGGTGCTAATCCTGATGACGCGATCACACTATTAGAACGTCAGCAAGGATGTAAAGTAAGGATTACCAAGGCAACTAAAAAGCGATCGCGCCGTAGTGCTGGCATTGGTAAGCCACAAAGCAAGAGAGATTATTAATGGATAAGAAACTATCGGAGATTGAATGTTGGTATGTTAGCTATAGATGTAACTATTTTGGTATATTTATGAGCGAGGATCTTGCAAAAGAGTTCTCAGTATTTATCAAGCCCAGAATAGATTCAAGAGCTAGGGTGAATTGCGTTGAATGGGTTCCTACCATCTACAGAACGAACATGTTAAAGGCGCTGTCATTATATTTCCCTTCTTCAGGCTTTACAAATGAATTGCCAGAACACTACGAATATAGCTACGCAGATCCAGAAGATCGCTACAGGTTAAATGCTATTGATCGTGAAAGATTATCAATGAACTCAAAGAGCGATCGCGGGTTATTGGCGCTGATCAATTGCAAGATAAAAGAGATTATTGATTTTTTGAACTAGCGATCGCTTTCTTAAGCTTTATCGCCACGTCATGCCGTTTAATAATTGCTTTAGCCCATGTATAAGCCTCGTCACCACCCCAGCACTGCTAAGCTATCCACCCACGTCCCTGTTCGCTCCAAGTCGATCCCTGCTTATCAACCTGATGGCGGTCAAAGTAGGCTTTCATACGCTTAACAGTGTCGGATATCGCGGGATCTTTCAGGTTTGCCGCCAAAAGTCAACCCATATCTTGCCGAAATCGCTGCTGAATACACACCTAAGCAGGTAATGTCTGAGCAGGCAACACAAAATTAAGTGACAAGTTATCGGTTGTCACACGCGAGCTAATCACAACCGATCCAATAATTAACTCGCCATAGGCAAGGGGTACTGGCACCCCTTGCCTTGTTGTGTTAACCGCGCCGTCGAAATTAAACGACTCAGCGCGTACTGTTGATTGTGGTGTACCCGCGAGCAACGAAGCAATACCGCCCAACAATAGCGAGCCGCCAATCAGCCCTAGGTTAGTCGCACCAATACCAAGGATGCCACCAGGAACTAGAAACGCTAACCCAACCAATGCCGCGCCTGCAATAATCCGCCCGATCGCGCCGCTGCCGTGGATAGTAGGAGCAATAATCAGCGGGCGATTGGCGCTAATTGGATCGCATAGCTCTGATTCTGCAAGCGGGCAATCGCCTGTTAGGAACCTGTAGCCAATATTATTGTTTTCTGAATTTTGCAGGTACGTTAAGAAGTCAGGAAAGTTCGCGGATAGTGCTTTTATTGCGTCCTGTGGTGTGTTGATGTCAAATTCGTATTCTCTACCGAAAGTTTGACCTAACTTGCCCAATAGCTTGATTTTAGTAATTGCCATCTTTACCTAACACTTCTCTACTTGAAGATCTATCGTTCCTGTGACGATCTTGTAGGTGTCAACTACTGGAGGTAATTTTAAGTTAATCTCACCTTCTGGACTTAATGGGTAGTGTTTGATGTGAATGTATGGAACGTCTTCTGCGCTAAACATTATCACCTCAGTGGCACATTCCATTAAATTGCCATCCACTAATAACTCCGTACTGTAGACTTCCTTGCCAGCCTTGTTGATTGTGATTTGTTGCATTTTTCTGTGTGGTGTTTGCTTCTATTTTAATTATGGGTGATCGCGCTTTATTTTAAATTACCTATTGACAAACCGCTTAATAAAGGCTATATATAAATAAGGTTAATCACATTAAAGGGATAACAAAAAATGAGTTACGGCCAATTGCTTCATATCGTGCCACGGCATCGATCCCTAAATATCGAAGATCAATATGCAGAATGGGTAAAAACATCAAAGAAGGTGATACTGTTTTGCTGCAAGAATTTCATCCAAAATCCAGTAGTGTTTTCGACATCGCTCTGGAATTTTGGTCATTTACTAAGGTGCGGATAGGCGATCGCAAACTGATTGCTAGGCACGATGATACGCCCTATAATCCTGAAACAGGTAAATGCCGTTATTGGGGTGGTAACAAGGAATGGGGCGAAGTATTTACCGCTCGGATAGTTCCGTTGCGCCGTGAATTTGATGCTATTGTGCCAGATCTAGGTGATTCATTTGCTGGCGATCGCCCCATATTTGAGTCTTAATACCTAAATCAAGTACGTCACGTTCTACGCATTGATTCCCGTTACGCAGGATAAGTTCATAGCGAACTCAGTAAAAAATATCCACATCTTTATCTTTGCGATCTTTATGGGAAAAGAGAGGAGTTGATTCACGTCTTTACCAAGCCTTTTCCTGAGTGGAATAGCTCAGATACACCCAAAAATGCTACTTATCTTTATGCTGAGTATTTAAAGGATTAGCTCACCAAAGATAAGAGTAATCAGCGATCGCCCATTCAACTCAACAACAAAAGAAAACCATGACACAAACCATTAAACTTTCACTAACCACGATCGCCCTTGGAACCCTGCTACTGGCGATCACTTTAACAGAAGCTCTAGTAGGGGTAATTGAAAGCGCGATCAATCGATTAAGCAAAATCGCTATCAAAGCCAGTAATAAAACTGATGACCTGCGATCGCTTACCTATAGCCTTGATGCTTGCTATGTTGGATTTTATCTCTGGCTAGGCAACTACTCATTAAGGATCGGCGGTGTTGAGGTTGATGATCAGCCATACTATCCGTATAAAGTACCAACGACGATCGGTTTTGGCTTTACATTGCCTAACCACTGGTCATGGCATACACCTTTTAATGAGTACGCGATCGTGTCAGTAGATGCGCTTCTGAATTTTAACGATGATGTAATTGCGATAACGACCTACTGGACAGAGCCTTTTAACAGAATAATCATTGAGCCGCATCAAGACAAATGGATTATTAGATGTGCAAACATGACGCTACGGCGCGATTATTTGGGCGATCCTTGGTGGCTACATGATAATAGCATGTATGTCTTGAATGAGTTTGTTTGTTTTGAGTCCTATCAAGAGGCTGTGGCTTGGGTGAATCTAAATCTTGATAATGACAGTATCATTCACCCTGATAGATGCTTAACAGGATCGCCGCCTAAACCCCATAGTAATAATTATCTATCAGACTTGCTAGATCGCGCCCGTTCGCTAATCGGAAATGTTAAATTCGATATTAACAAACCATTGCCTACTGAAGATGATTAACAACTACTAGTGAATACTTAAAACCCGATCGCATTCCAAAAACCTGATCGCATTCCAATGGAATGCGATCAGGTTTTTTATATGAAATTAATGCAAAGAAACAGCGGTAGAGTACAGAGTAGCGGATTCAGAACCAGTTGCAACGCCAGTAAATACTAAAACAAATTTGCGAGTACTTAAAGTAGCGATGGTTAAGGTATTGCCAGCCGCAGAGGTGATGCCAGTACCGACGGCAACGGTAATTGTTTGACCTGATGTATTACGAACATCAAACTCAATAACAGAACCGATAACCAAAAAATTACCAACGGCAGTGACTAATTGAGCGGCAGTAGGTAAGGTGTCGGTACGCCCAGCGGTGGCACCAGATCGCACGATTAAGCCGCCTAATACAGCGGCAGTAGTTAAGGTAGTGGCGGCATCAGTAGATACGGCAGTAGGAACTAAGTAACTAGACAAGGTGCCAGCTAAAGCTACGGGGGCATTGCCTTTGGGTGCGATCTTAATGGGAATAGCCGTATCAACACCGAGTGAAGAAATTGCAACGGATTGGCCTGCTAGAGATGATGCGACATCAATAACGTTAACGCCAGTAGGTAGGATTTGGTCGGGTAAAATGGCCATGGTTTTTTGATTTTAGGTTAGGTAATTCTATTTTAATCCTAAAGGCGATCGTATTTCTTTTGGTTTTGGGGTTGACAATAATAGGGCGATCGGTTAATATGAATAGGCGTCAATAAATCTGTGGCATAACCAAAAAGCAGTTTTTTGGGAGGGCTTCAATTCAGCGTAAAGTGACTAGGCTTTACTTGGCGCAGGGGTAAGTGGTAGCTGGTAGCTATGAGGATCGCGACCTCGGTTCCGTTAGAATCGGAAATTGGGCAGTTAGCCCTTGCGGGTTCAAATCCCGCCTTACCTATAAGCATTTAAAAAACTTCTGCGCATAAAGCTCAATATCCGCAGCCTTATCCAAGCCATTGATGATTCGGCGGGCGTTAAACCAGTCAGTCTTGGTATCGTTGAAGTAATCCGATAATTTCTTGGACGTATACAGCCCTTGAACAGAACCAACGAACAGTAATTTTACCGCTATATCCATGTTTAGCGCTAAATCAGGATTATCATACAGTTGATTACCAAGACCGATCGCCTTACCTAGTCGTAGGTAATTGTCAGGCCATGTTATCTGAACAAGGCCACGACCATAGTAGCTATTCCCATTGCTTTCGGGTAGCGCATAATTAACGTCAATAATGCCGCGATTATAGATATCGGTTACAGCAGCGATCGCGCCCGCATTAGTTTTGGTAAACCCTTCGCGGATCGGTTGCATGTCTGTACCAGTTTCATGCCATGCGGTTGCGAGGCAATAAGCTAACCAACGCTTATCGGTATAGGCGCTTGATTCCCAATAGCTCAGAATGGCATTAAACCCGTCTACTTGTGGTTGTGTCAAGTCTTGGAATAATGCTCTAACGCTTGCAAAAAACTGACTTGCGTTGACTTTTGATTGAGTCCATCCGCTAAAATGATCGCAAAATAAAAACCAATCGCCAGCGCCCCACTTTAACTTGACTTGCTGATGGCATTGGATGCGATCGCCGATCAACGACTCAATATCAATCTTCTGATCTTTTTTAATCAGCGACTTTTGGTTATCTGGTAACGCGGTTGATGGCTGTGTGGACTTCTTTAAAAACGTGTCTTGTAGTGCTTTTACTTGCATGGCGTTACTCCGTGATTATTTGAGGTAGAAGACGATATTTATCAAGCTCTAAACAAAACTTTTGTTCATCTTCTTTGGTTGCAAATTGCATAATTAATCTCCAGTCCGCTCTTCTGAAATGCAGTGAACAGTATTACTGTCGAAAGCAAACTTTAAGGTAGTACCACCTTCTTCCATTGGTGAAATAGCAAACTCGCGCTCACTCAATATAGCGATGCAAAGGGTGGTAATGCCATTCAATCGGGCTTTATTTAGGTATTCACCTAAATCGGTTTTAACGGCGTCAGATTTCAATGCCATGATTTTTAATGGTTATTTCTTTTATTTTAGAATTTCAGGCGATCGCTATTTATTTTTGATTTACCTATTGACAAAACAGAATTAATCGCATAATATAAAGAAGTTAAAGAAGTCGCAAAAAGGAGTAGAGTGATGAGACTAAGATTAAATCTTTCAATTGATGAAAAAGCAGAAGCAATAAAAGAAGCGAAAGAATCAGAGTGGGATCAAAAACTAAAAGCGATGGGTTTTGAGCTAATAGGCGATCAAACGGTGCGAGTTGCCGTTGGTAATAAATCGAAACTGTTCTTGAAAAGGGATAAAGCAGCTATCCAGCAATGGTTAAATCAAGCTGAACTTGATCGCATGACTCAAGAAATGACTGACGAGTGGTTACAAGACCTACGCAGCCTCACGTAATCTAGTTATCGCCCCACACATTAACTTCAAATACTCCATCAACTGCGGTGACATAGGTTAGAGAGTCTACCCAGTCACCGCAGTTAACGTAAGTAGTCTTATTAATGGTTAACACTTGGGCATTATGAATATGTCCAGTCACAATCGCGTTGCATTGCGGGTAATGTTCACCTAAGTACGTGAGCAGTGTATAGATGAACTTCAAGATGTAATCCTGAACTTCATCAGACGCTTTAAGCTGGGCAATCAAATCAACATTCCATCGCTTTAAACATCGGGCAAATGGCGTAATCAATCCATAGCCCCAGTTATAGATGTGCTTCCATATACCACTGCCGCGATCGCTGAATAAATGGCCGTGGGTATAAAGCGTAGTGCCATCAACAAAAATCGGATTATGGTACTGGATATTGCTATCTGGAATGGGGTTGTGGCCAGCTTCATGATTACCTAACACGTAATGCACTGGAATCTGGTAACTTAGTTCTGTGAGCATCTCAACAATGCGATCGCACCTATCGTCCCAGTGTTTTAAGCCGTGCTTGGTTATGTAAGTGTAGTCAATGAAATCACCAACGATAACTAGCTTTTTAGTTACAAGTTTATTAAATAGTATCTGCTCTAGGAATAACAGGAACTGGTCAAGATTGCAGTACGGCGATCCTAGGTGAACATCAGAAAATGAGATCGAGTCAAACATGTTGTTATCTGCGTTAATCCTATTTGATCTTAAGCGACGCGATTATTTATTTTTAATTTAGGTATTGACAATATACGGTTAATCGTTTAGTATAAAGAAGTTAATCAATTGGGAAAGTCAAATGAACAAACCAAGAAAGACCAAAACAGTCAAACTACAAACACCTCACCACTCTGTTAACGTAACCTATAACTACAATCAAGACGAAATAGACAATGGTGTAATTAAGATCTTTCCAAGCGGCGCGATCGCGGTGTTCTCAAACAAATCAGATGCAGAATGCTTCTTAAGATTTCAGTCCAATCAGTGCTTAGATGGAAGTCCAGAATACTCAATATCATTATGCACTGAATCGCTACCCCACTTACTGCAATTCGGTAAGGACTATGTGGGACAAAGAGACTGGAAGGACGAAGATTAATTTAGATATTGACAAATTGGAGTTAATCGCTTATCCTAAAAAGTAATGAATCGCGGGGATAAATCAATGAACGCTTTTAAAGTTGGAGATCAAACGGTACTTGGCACGATCGCGCGGATTTACTCAATCCGTAATACGGTGCTTTTTGAAGTTCGCAACGGTAAGGGTAAAGTCCATTTTAATGTAAGACAAGAGGATTTTGAGTAATGAAGAACTGGGAACTGAAACAAACGAAACAGTGTAAAAAATGCCCTTGGAAGGTATCTACCAATCCTATGGATATTCCTAATGGGTACTCTGTGGAGCGGCATGAGGCTTTAAAAAGCGCGATCGCGGATCCCAATAAAAACTACGGGTTGGGATCGTTAAATATCATGGCGTGTCACGAGACCGATGATGCTCATTGCATAGGGTGGTTATACAACCAGCTTGGTAGGGGCAATAATATCGCGTTAAGGTTGCGAATGATGACCTGCTCAAACTTTCAGGATACCCGAACTGTTGGCAAGCAACATCATTATTTTGAACAAACGCTACCGGATTCTGATTGCGACTGGGATGATGAATACGAAGATTAAGAGTTAAACTATGTTAAGCGTAATTAAAATTGAGCGATACGGATGCCCCATTTGTGGCACGGAGTACGAGACAGAGGATGATGCTGTTAAATGCCTTAGCCAGCCCGAAGTTATTCCTTATTCGGTGGGAGATCACGTTTACCTCCTAGAAAGGTATCCGAACGATCCAAAGAAGCCGTTTGTTGAGAGGTATATAACCAAGATTGGGGATATTATTCTTGAGTGCAAAAAACATAAAGTTGAGTACGAACTCGATGAAGCTGTTCAAATCGGTAAGACTTGTTATGTAGGGAAATGGCATAGATGGGATGATGAGTATCAGCTTGCTCTTGAGGATGATTTTTATCAAATGGGCGATCACGAGTCATTCGGTATCATCCTATCGCCAGAAACGGTTAGCAATTGGGATGAGTGGGTGCGGGATTAAAGGGCGATCGCCCCTAACTAAAGGGGCTTTTTATTAACGCGGCCACGGCTTGAAAATAGCCGCCCAATTAATACTTGCGGCCACTCGCTGAAGATTATCTAATTCAGGTTGAATATTTACCGCTTGCAAGTCGCAGTTGGATAGCGATCTGATAGCGGTATCAATTTTATCTTTTAGCTCAATATTTGCATTAGTTATATTCATTTTGTTATTTGCCGCACAATAATGTTAAAAAATGTTCTGCCGCATTATTAGCAATAATGTGCTTATCGTGACTATTAAGGTAAGTTTTACCGGTCTTTTGTTTATACCAACGCTCACAATCTTTATGAGCCATCGCTATATTGGCGATCCATCCTTGTCTATAATCCTCATCGGATTCTAGTGCGTTTTTGACTACTGCTAGTGCTTCCTTGACATTCATTAGATCAAACTCCCATGCCTATAAATATGTGTTGTATTCTTCTGCAAGTCGCTGCCATAAACTGATATCTCTGACAGTCGGCCAAACCGATGATGCAATATAAGCGACTTATCTGCATCATAAACAACCGCAATATGATTGGGGTTGGGCGACAGGTACTGCATTAAAATCATGTCATGATTTCTTAATGCAATACCATCTTGTCCTAACCACTTAAAGCCTTGGTTAACGGCATTATCCACAAACTTATTGCAGCTAGGCGATTCCCACTCCTTGATATCCTCACGCTCAAAATCATCAAGCTCTATGCCTAATTCCCGCGCGTAGTAGTCGCGGAATAGGGCATAGCAATCGGTTAAGCCATAATTCCATGGGCGCTTAAGGTATGGCAGTTGTTCGGCGGGATCGTAGAAGCATTCGCGGCCATAGGGTAAGCAGAATAAATAGGCTTGTATTCCCTGTTCCTTGATGAATTTAACGTCATCAGTGCTAAATACGTTAGAGCGATCATTAACATGCGAATGGTAAATGCAACTAATTGGCGCGTAATTATTGGCTAAGTACCATACACTCGGATCGGTTGCAAACCTAATCGCGGGTTTATCGCTAATATTAGGTGACGGGAATAGGCGATCGCCTGCTACAAATCCGCATATTTCTTGATCGGGCGATTCGTGTGCCAGCGCTTGGATTTGCGATCGCCATGGGAAGTTTTCTAGTAGCATTAGTCTTTTGTCTTAGCGATTACTCTGCGTAGAATCTGAGCTAGATGCGACTCCACTAACTCCCTTTCTTTCTTTTCCTCTCTTCCCCGCTCAACGGCGCATTGAAGCCCCTTGCAATAGGGTATAAATCGTTTAATAGACTTTAACGGCGGCTCAGATGGGTTAGTCAATGATCCCACTCCTATTACATCAGCTAGTTCGGCGATCGCAGTCTGTAGCCCATCAGGTAGCTCTTGTGAGCGGAGTTGACTAAGCTCGTCCTGCGATCGCGTCGCCATTCTTGTGATCTCAGTAAGCAGCCCGCCATCATAAATAACGCGGCGATCAATTTCGTAAACGTCCGCAAGCTCATTGATTTTCTCATGGATAAGGCCACCCTGACTGCCTAGCGCCATAGCCGCAAGCGCGAGATCGGAGTCGGTAGTTCTTGGGGCACTCCATAGGTCATTTGTTACGATCTTAGTGTTATCTACCAGTCGCTGAACCGCATTGATTAATTCTGCATGATTGATACCGCCATTTAATGCGTTCTCACCAAGGACAATCTTAGCAATGGTTGAAAGGGTCTCAGATCTTCTACTGGCTATTCCGGCAAAAAGCGTTTCCCGAATTGTATCAGGTTGCGCGACTGTTGGCTGCTCGCAAGGCGCTGAATCTGTAGCGCCAATATAATCTTGTTTCATGGTGTATTCCTTTAAATTATTGTTGTACTAGTATTAAAGATTTAATAAACCTCCTGTTAATTCTTGTTTTCTTCCAAGTGACCCTAAAACCTCTTGGTTGACTAAGCCTAAGTCAATGTTTTCTTGGCAGGCATACGAATTGATCGCGTCTTGGATTAGCGATTGCACTTGTTGAACTTGGAGATCAGTTAGCGCGTTTGGAGTAGGTGTTATGGTTGACTTAACTGCGTTAAGTTCGGCGATCGCCGCATCACGTTCTGCTTTTACTTTTTCCCAAGAACAAGCATCCACAAAACCACGAGGATCGCTAGTCTCGGTTACCCCAATCTTCACGATCGCATTATCACGCTCGGTTTTAAGCTGCTCACAGTGCGATCGAACCAAGTGGACTAGCTGCCATGGGCTGACATTTTCATCATACACCCCTAATTTATCGGCAGCATCTATCACTGAATTAGCTAACGACTGGTAAGCTTCGTTGGACTCAAGCAACTTAAGCTGGCATGACTGCAACTCCTCATCACGCCTAATAGCAATTGACGCGCTACTACGGTATCTTTTGCGGCAGTCACTACATCTTCAAAGCTCGTAAGCCTAATCGTTTCTAGCCCTAGCGCGGTGGCGATGCGATTGAGGTATGATAGCGCTTTGGTTAAGTCGGTGGACTTGTACGTGCATTCAATTCCATTTAGCAATCCTATTGAAGTAAGTCCTACATGATATACTCCCAGAGAGCTGCTACATGAAGCGATCGCGCTTTCAATAGACCTCAGCGATTGGTTGAGTCGAGCCAATTCTACTTGTAGATTTTCGTTCTCAGCAGGAACGCGATCGCCGCACTCATCATCGTATTGATCCTCGTCTTCAATCCGATAATAATCTTTAATCTCATTCAATAGCCCTAGAGTGGTAAAACAGCCGCTATTAAGATCTAATGAGTTAGCCCAATTCTTAATCGTATTGGTTAAACTTGCGTGATTGCCGCGATCCGCCTTGCAATAGACTGTAATGCGTTGAAGTAAATCTAGTGCATTGGTGACGCTAAATGCAGTCGAGCCATGGCGATCGGGTAGTTCTATAACTTCAGCTAAAGACGTAATCTCGTCAAAAATAGCACTCCAATTACGAGCAAGACTAGCTTTATCCAAAGCCTGTAACTCATTGACTGGCTTGACTATGCACCTGTAATAATCCGTAAGCCAATTAACAAAATCTAATGGCGTAGAAGTGCCGCTAAGCGGTATTCCGGCTGCGTGAGTTGATTTAGCTAGGGCAACAACAGAGGTGCGCAGCAATTGCAAGTCTTGGCCTGCCATGTGTTCCTGTAGTTGGCGACTCTCGGCTACTAGTCCGGCTTTTAGTTCAGCGTTTTGTTCTGTTAGCCTGCCTATTTCTAGTTTTAATTCTGCAATGCGATCGCGGAGTTGATCGCTATATTGAAACGACTGCTTACCCGTGTTAAGAAGTAATGTTTCCATCTCGTGATTTTCATGAGCCAGTTGAAAGGATCTCTTACTTTCAGTAGCAAGTGACTCTTCCAACTCAGCAACAAGCTCTTTCTGCTTGGTTCGATAGGATTTGATTTCTTCTAGTAGCTCAAAACTATTGTAATGCGATTGATGAACCCCAAAAGCGATCGCTGTTTCACGAATCCCGTCTTCAAGTATTCTATGGCTGTTGGTTAAATAGTAAGCTGAATTTTTTAGTTCAACATCACTTTTTGGCTTGACTAATAATGCCGCTTTTAGTTCAGCATTTTCTTGTTGTAACATGGTTATTGATTCTTGAAAAGATAAACACGACTCTATCAGTTCGTCGTTTTGAGTTTGCAGGCTTTTGCGCTCTTCATTTAATTCAGCGATCAATTCTTTCTGCATCAAGTCAGGTTTAGTCCGATGAGTCTTGATTTCTTCCAGTAGTTGGAAATGATCGTAAAATCGCTCGTAAACTTCAAGCGCGATCGCGGTGTCGCGGATGCCATCTTCAAGTTTTCTGCCGTAAGCGATTATATCGTCACTAAACGCTTTTAGTTCTTCAATTTTGGTAGCTAAATTTTTTTCTGCTGACATAAATTCTATATAAATTCCTAAAAATAATGTACCACGATCGCCGCCGTAATGCAAGCAAATTAATATCGTGACGCGGCGGGGAAAGATCCTATAGGTAATTCGCCATTAACTCCCCAACGCAGTTTACATGACGCGATCCTACCGCCACATTTATCAAGTAACGGATCGCTGGTCGCTACATCATTTTTAGTTGCGACTGGTGCGCCTGTATAGCCACAATCAGCGCCGCGATAACCGCTAGATAGCAACCATCCGCAAATATTACTAATTACAACGCGCTTAGGCAGTCGCAGCCCTTCTAGATCTAATGAGCTTACTAACTCCCACTGGATTGATTCATCGTTTTCACCAACCTTGCGATCAACAAACCATATATCATCATTAAACTGCTGTGTGTTATCAGCGAACGGTTGACCGTCAAGATATTTAGCGAGTGTGCGCTTACGGGTTAGCTTCGCGCCGATTAATTCGTTATAGTCTTGAATTAACTGTGTTACCACGTAATCAATGTTGCTTACAGTGATTTTAGGGCGCGGCAATGTGCCGCTTGTGGTGTACTCAAAGCCTTCGACTTGGCAGGGGATTTGTTGGTATACGTTACCTTGCCATGTGCAGGTTAGTTCGTTGGTAAACCTGAATATGTCCGCATTGTTATATCCAGTAAGTTCAAATAACTGAACTACCGAGGGCGATTCAAGTTTGTAGATTTCTGAGGGAATTGGCATGCAATTATTTTAGCTTTTTCACAAAACCAACGTAGTAGCCATAGACTCCGGCTAAAATCCCACCAATAACACCGCCTATGTTGGTCATGGAGATCCAACAACCCAAGGCAGCGCCGCCAGCGATACAAACCACAATGGTATCTACTTTCTGCCAAAATATTCTCCGAGCTAGCCTGTTTTTCATTTTGGTTATCGGTGGCTTAATACTGTCGTATTCGGTAAGAGTAAATCTTTCTTTGAGTCTGTTTTCTAAAATCTCTAACCGTTCAAGTTCTTCGTGGTAATTCATGTGATTAAAGTTAGTTCTACATTAAAAGTTGGCGAGGATAGTCTAAAGCGGTTGCATCCGTACCATTTACGAAACACAAAACAGGCGATCGTCAATTCTCCGCCACAGGCGTTAATACCAAAATTCCAATCAAGGCACCAAGCGGCGATCGCGTAGAAGTTAATCTCAATGCTGATATTTGGCGGTGCGATATGCCATGAATCGCGATCTTTGTGTGGATAGTGAGTGATGTCCATTTTTGCGCCTAATAGGTCGCCCGCCAGTTTCAGGATATCAAGAGCATTGGCGGGCTGATACTTCTATTCTAGCTTAGAAAACTCAAATTATTGCAAACCACTCAATAATAGTCATAGAAGGACTTGTTTTGATTTACCTATTGACAGATAGCGATTAATTGACTAATATATAGAAAGTTAATCAATCAGGAATAAATCAAATGGAACTCACGGAACAGCAAGAAACAGAATTTACTCGCCGCACCGCCCTTATATACTTTCAACAATATGTTGATGGCGGAATGATTGGATTCACTGGAGATGAGGATGACTTACCAAGTGATCGCGAAATGAATAAGCGACTCAAGGCTTACGCTCAAACCTTAACTACGAATAGATTAACGGGCTGGGAGGGTGACGGCTGGACGATGTATTTCAAAGAAGTAGTAGAAGTTGAGTTTGATTATTTTTCTGGTTATGCGATGTGGCAACAATCGGATCTAGATGGTGTTAAGCCACAGTATTGCTCTGATGATGTTAATGTTACCAGTATGAAACTTAAGTCGATTAACTAAATTAGGTGTTGACAGAATGGCAATTAATCGAATAATATAAAGAAGTTCAACTAAACTAAAAAATTATGTCTCAGGCAAAACAAAAAGTGTTCTCTAAAAAAGTAATTGACTGGCTAACTTCTAATGGCGCGGTTAGGAAGTTACCAGTATACGATGGCGATACATCGATTAGGTTTCAACTACCAACAACATCGGGAATGATGGATATTCGGATTCCTGAAATTGAAAAAACTGGCATGTATGGTTTTGAGGTGTTTTGCCAGTTTGAAACTGAGGTAAGCGAAATTGCGATCGCGCGGGGTGCCAATCCACGTACTGGCAAGATGAATTTCCACTTTAGTCCAAATCAGAAGGTCGATCCGATGGTGGCTGCTGATTACGTGATTAACGATTTGGATGCGCTGGTTGCATAACAGTACGGCTAAGCAACCTTAACTCTCAACCCGTAGATCGTTAGTGTATCGGTTGTCATAGCCAATAGCACGTCTTGTGGCATGTCACACATGTCCTCTTGTGAAACTATTAAAACGCGATCGCCGCTAATCTTTGGAATCCCTAACTTATCGTAAAACATGCTTGCTTCTAAAGCGCGTTTGTATTGAGTCTGTGGCCATAGGTTTTGTGTTATTTCAAAATCAACTGTATCACGAAAGCGATGAAATTACCTATTGACAAAACGGCAATTAATCACATAATATAAAAAAGTCCAAATAAACAGAAATAACGCAATGACTAAATTATTGGTTTTAGATAAAGATGGCACAATCGTTCGCCCCAAATCTGGTAACACTTTCGTTCAACACCCTAACGATCAAGAATTGATTGAAGGGGTAGCTGAAGTGATTCAGAGGCATGTTGCCGATGGGTGGACTATCGCGATCGCTAGCAATCAAGGTGGTTGCGAGATTCGAGAGTGTGACGCAAAAGACATTCCAGTTGGTTCTTACTATCTTCACACTCCCTTGATGGCTCCGAGAAAAATTACACATAATGCACTTAACGAACTTGGCGCAACCCTGACGTGGGAGGAGATTGACCAGAAAAAACACAACTGGATTTTTGTTCACAACGGAATCAAGTGTAAGTTTCAATATAAAACTCTTGATGACGCGATCGCAGAGATGCGGTATGCAATGCAATTGATTTACCCGTTACTAAAATGGCCAGAAAATCTAAAATTCAGGGGGATGCTTTGCCCTGACAGTGGGTTAACAAGTTGGTGTGTCTCAGCTTTTGATGCTCAAGGCGATTGGAAACACTATGAAAACACAGAACCCTTGGTTGACAGGAAATCGGTAAGTTTTAGGAAACCATCAATAGGGATGCTGTTGGATGCAGAAGAATATTTAAGATTCTGTGACATTAAGGTTGAGGAAAAGCTTATGGTGGGCGATCGCCCTGAAGATCAAGAGGCGGCTCAAGCCGCAGGATTTGAGTTTATGTGGGCGCATGATTGGCGCATGATTAATGATTTGGATGCGCTGATTGCCTAATTTTAAATTACCTGTTGACAAATCGTAATTAATTAGTTTATCATTGTACCACACAACATATTGGAGTTAACACATGTTACGTTTTCAATCATCTTACTTTTTTTGCAAACGATTCGTAAAAGCTAATTACAATCACCCCTTAACGCTACTGTTTGTTATATTTGCATTCTCTGTAACTTTACCAGTAGCGTCTATAAACAATTTATGGATTGGGGCAATAATGGCTGGCTTACAAGTATGCGCTGCCGTTAAATTAACTGCATACGCGCTCGAAAAGCATGGACAAGATCATAAATAGCGGGGAGTGGATTTGAACCACTGACCTTCGGATTATGAGCCCGACGAACTACCAGACTGTTCTACCCCGCGATAGTGAAACCAGTGTAACACAAATGCGATCGCTTATTTGTTTAGTAGGCGATCGTATTTTTATTTTAAATTACCTATTGACAAATACTAGAATTAGCTATAATATATAAAAGTTAATCAATCGCAAAGGTAAGTTAAATGATTAAGTCTTCTCTCGATCACGGATGGAACAACAAAGCAGATTGAATGGGCAACAAAGCTCGCAACCAACTTTCTAAAATACGAGTCTTATCGCTTTTCAGATGAAGAAATAAAAACTATTTTCGATACGTTTGGCAGTAAAGCTTCGTTCTGGATTGATCACAGACCTAGCGCTTTTAAGCCTGTACGATCAGCCATAAGAAAGAACCTAGGCTATGAATTGTTCTAATTTAGCTATTGACAGATTATGATTAATCGCATAATATAAAGAAGTTAATCAAGTTAATCAGGAGAAAATAAATGTCTTTAAATATTGATTGGGATAACATTCCTGACCACCTAGTATTCTGGGAAGATGGTGAAGCCTACCCCACACTTGATGGTGAAAATCCATGCTGGCGGTGGGTGGATGGTGAAATTTCAGGAGAGGCGATCGCTCAAATCACAGCGGCAGTTAGTGTCAAGGCTGCAAATGAGTGGGACAATCCCATTGTTAAGGTCAAAGTCTCTAATGGATATTGGGCTAGCGGTGAGGGCGATGGTATGCGCAACAAATCCCCAGAATGGATGGAGCCTGAGTACGAAGTAACGGATTACTCTTCTAATCGTCGTCGGTTCTCTCGTGAAGAGTACGTCACAAAAGCGGTGGCTTCTGCAATTGGATCGGCTCGCCATCGTGCGGGTGAATGGGTAATAGACCCGCAATGGTTTGTTGCGCTAGAATCCAGCCAACTACAGCCTAAGTGTAAAGCTGTAGTCGAGAAAGTTGAGATTATTGAAACTGTCAAGCCTAATTACGACAATGCATGGCAAGAATATCAAGCTTTTGTTCAGGATCAAGCCAAGAAGCCCCGAAAGAAAGGCCAGTTTTTACCCGAATCTTTGTTTTTAAATAAGTTCCAGTTACTAGGGCTAGACGAATCGCCCTATAACTGGAAAAGTCCAGCTCAAAAGTTGTTTTTAATTTCCAAGAAAGACTAAGCTAAGATCGCGGCTTCTTTTAAATTAGCTATTGACAGATTGTGATTAATCGCATAATATAAAGAAGTTAATCAACAGGAAGTCATATGGAACGCACTTACATCGAACTCATTGCTACGAACTTAGGATTAAGCTTTAACGCCACTGATTCAAATGAAATGATACTCAGCGCGATCGCTGAAGCCACGAGACCTGTCGCCATGGAGTTTATGGCGCTCCCAACTAACGGTCAAACGCTGTCAGAAAGAATCTGCGCGATCGCTGATAAGTTGAAGTCCGAGACTAGCACTCAAATCAAATTAACATCTCGGATTATGGGCGATGCGGCTCAGATCATTGAGAACCAAGCCGCTATCATTCAGGAGTTGATGGCAGATTAGATAGAGCCGCGATCACCTCATCGTTAAGGCGATCGCGGTGTTACGCCGATTCAAGCCACTTACAAGGATCAAATTTCTTGCTTTTGTAGTCCTTGACCGCGTCAGGATTTTTGGCAACAAGATCACACTTATCAAGATAGTGCATTAACTGTTTGGGCGTTACCTGCTTAGGATCATACCTGATAGCTTTATCCATCTTGTACAGTAGGCTATCAAATACATTGTAAGCAACAACATTTTTCTGGGACATGCGGTTGTATGACGGCTGATCAAAATCAACGCATTCATGGGTTATTAGCCGCTTAAAGGCGATCGCGGCTTCTTGGTTATCCCAGTAAGCCAGCCATTCGCAATGCTCGCTATTTAGCCCGCCCTCACTTGATTCAATGCCGCGAGGGATAAAGAATTTAGGTACTGAATCAATGCCGTTGTACCACTTAGCCATGGTGAGTACGCCGCCTTTAGGTGGTAACTGTGGGTATTTGGCGATCAATGCTTCTACTGGATTGAGTGCAGGTTGAGTTGGCGGAGTGGATGTGCTAGGTTTTTCTAGTTTAACTCCGTATCCTGCCAGTCCGTACAGGTAAAGCCTTGTACCTGCTTCAATAATTAGATCAATCATGTCAATATTGAATTTTTTAACGCAAGCCACAAAGCATTTTTCGTCATAAGTCTGAACCATTCGTGATCCTTGTACAGTAGGCATTTCAAGCTCTAAAACCCCAAATTCTGAACCATTACCACGCAAGAACGCGCTTAAACTTGATTTTGGGGCATTGGTTAGTCTTTGGATTGCTGCCTGAGACATCCTGACTTCACCTGTTAATTCGTTAATCAGAAGCTCCAATCCATCTTTATTGTGCCGACTAAATCCGAGCGAGTTGATATTGTTGTTTGATAGGTTTGACATTGTTATTTTATTGTTTTAGTGACTAGACTTCCTTGACCCACTCAATCAGCTCAGACGGCTGAACTTCATATCTGCTACATATAGCCTCCAGCACCTTTGGGGCGGGTATTCTTGACGAATCCTTGCACAAACTATATGCGGCGGAAGGGGATACGCCTGTTTCTTGGATAAGCCTATAAACAGAGATATCCCTATTGCCAATAAACTCTTTGATCTTGTTTCTCAAATTAATTAATGATTTACTTCAATTCAATACTAGCATAACCAAAAGACTAGGGGAATTAAAATACTAATACGGTTTTCCTGTTTTAAACGGGAAAACCCAGAATGATTGTCGTCGCACCACAAGACTTAGAGCCGAGCCGCGATCGCGGCTTTTTTGTGTTTAGAGGTCAAAGTTATTAAATAGCGCCTGTACTACTTGCTGCGCAAGGATCATAGTATATATAATACAAATACTTTAAAATAAATAACATATACCTGTATCCTTGATATATCTACATCAGACGTACATGACAAGCAGGACAACCACACCAATGTAACTCTATAGGAAAATCGCTTAAAACTTGAGTTTCGTTAGTCTCATAGCAGTCTCATTTGAGACAGTAGTGAAGCAATAATGATCATGATCAAAATCATAATTTCACTTTATATTTATATCCTTAAGCACGATAATCAGCTTTAAACCCCGTTATGTTTGTCCGAAAAGCTGCAAAGCCTTGCTGGGTATATAGGACATAACCATAAGCTTGCCTCATTTTCACTCCTGTCCTGATCATGTCTTACGCTTAACCAAACCCTGTCGTACTGCTAGATTATTACCGATAAATAATTATGGTAGATTTCACCATAATTATTTAAGGCTATTTATGAGTCTCATAGTGAGACTGTAGGCGTAATAAATCCCATATTGATAAAGCGAGTCTTATCGTGAGACTCAAGGTAAAAATAATTATGGTAACTTTCACCATAATTATTTAGTCTCATTGTGATAGCTATAAGTCTCATGGTGATAATTAAAAAGTCTCAAGATAATACGGTGAGTCTCATAATAAGAATGTAAAGTCTCAAAATAATAAAGTGAGTCTCATAGTGATAATCATGGTAAAAATAATTATGGTGATTTTTACCATAATTCATCAAAACTCAAAATCAATATACTTTATGTAATAACGCTAAACCCGATCGCGTCCTGTATAGATTGTCTGAAAACTCTAAAACCCAGTTATATCAACTAATACATGACTATTTATCACCCAATTTAAAGCCCCGACTCATGGGTTTTGGGTAGTGTCTTAATGCGTCTGAATCAATAGATACAGGAAACTTTACAAAACTACACATTTAAAAAAGCCCTTAATATTTCGTTACATTAGGGCTAAAGTTAAGCTTGTCTGATTTGGTTTTACGGCGCGATCGGTCAGGCTTAATTTTGTGTTGTGACTAAAACCCTTGATATGACTGCGATACGCCGCTTAATATTTCTTCATACTAGTATATTGACAATCAGCGAGCGATCGGTTAATATTGGAGCAGAAAGTAATTAAAAGAGATTATGAACCAAGAAGCAGTTGATCAAGAGTTTGGTCGCGCGATGGAATACCAAGCAATAGCAGCGGAGTTTAGAGATGCGGTATTCCATCGCGCCCTAAAAATCTCAACTGATCTCAACGCAAGGGCAATTCCACCAGATAGCAAAGAACGTATTTTACTCGTTTCTAAGCACGAAATGGAACTAGGTATAAAAGCGATGCGCGCGCACAACGAGATGGGATTGGAGCATAAAGAATTTCCCACGATTTGCGGACTTCGACTAAGTTCTAGAGATTCACAATGATTAAAAAGTTAATAAGGCAGTGGCTAGGATCGCAAGAAGAATATGAAAGCGCACTAGCTCAAGATGTTCAAGGCACGATCGCATCTCCCAAAGAAGAACCAGAAATAGAAATTACGCCAGAACAACAGGCAATGCGTGACGCGATCGCGCTGTTAATAAAAACATTACCAGATGGCGATCGTCAACAAGAAGGCTTTTATTATACCCGCTCTCATTGGTATGGAGTCGAAAATCTTTACCATGTCTATCTAGCGATTGATGGCGCCGAACGAACAAGTATCCTTTTGACGGCATTTTATAGCTCATCACCCACCTCTCGAATTTCGTTTTCAAAAAACCTTCGCAATTGCGTAGATTTTGACTGGAGCGCCGCCCTCAATAAATACTGCGGCATCATGGAGCAGAAACAAAAAGAAGCCTATGGGACGAAAGTAAGTCGGGTTAAAGAATACTGCGATCGGATGGCTGCGTTATGAAAACCGACTTACAGCTACTAGCCCTGTTTGGCCACATCGCAAGTGAGCTAAATACTGAGCGTGAATCATTGGAACTTACTGAACCTCAGAAATTATTTATTAAAGTTTGGAAATATTACGACGCGCCAATTGAATTGAGATCGCTTAGCACAAATGGCGGCGATGAGGATTGGATAGCATTAGTACCTATTGAATGGGCTAATGACTATATTTCATGGCTTGAAGAAGGATCTAGCTTTGGGTGTTGTGATGTTTCTGATTATACTCACCCCAACTATTCTGGCTATTTAATTAAAATTGGCTCTCACGCATAATAAGTATGAAAAAATTACCAATCATTGCTATCGCGTTAATACTCTCGCTACATTTGCAATTTCCGGCGATCGCCGCCCCAACATGGATTCCAGAGTATCAATCATCTAAAAGCTCCTATGTAAGCCCAGAACTCAATTTACCTACCATTGAGAGTAAATTAGTAGAATCATCTAGCAGTCACGATATTAAATTTGTTAGTATCGCTACAGTAAAAGGTGATGACCTACCAGAAAAGGGCTATGCCAGAATTGTAAATGACAAATTTATCTCAAAATACGGCAGTCAGTTGGGCGATCGCTACATCACATTGGTGTATGTAAGGGATGTCAACCCACTTCACGGCTCATTTAGCATGAATGCCGGAAGCAAGTTGAGAGATACATTTACAGCATCAGCGTTAACGGATCTACAAAAGCCAGTGCTACGCAATTATTTGCCACAAGATCCGAACGGCGCAATTATCAAACTGACGGCTGTTGTAAACGATAAAGTTTCATCCGATAAACTGACAGCCGTGTTTTTTGGAACCGTCTTAATAATTTTGATGTTACTAATTTCTGGAATTATTATTGTGGTTTTGGTGTTGAATTATGCCAATACCCAAAAAGAATTAAAATCCAACTGGAAGAACCTTGATGAAAACATCAAAAAAGCGTCGGAGCGCTATGTAACGTTGGGTGATGAGATTAAATTCTTTGATGATAAATTACTGGATACTGATGCCAAGAAATCATCATTCGAGAACGTTAAATCTAAATCGGTTAAAGCTGGTGAAGACATTGAGGCTATTTATTCCAGTAGAGAGTCCGTGAAAGTTGAAAATAGTGACAATCTAGAAGTTTTATTGAGATTGTTAAATGATGCAAACTTCACGCTAAACACTATTTCTAACGATTTAAATTCCTTGAAAGGCGTGAACGCCTATCGAAATGTTTTCCAACAGGATTACAGTAATCTAAAACGGGAAACTAGCACAAAACCAGCCGCCAAAACACCAACAAAATCCAAGCCAGCAACGGTCGCCCAAAAGCCAAAAACAAACAACAACTCTACCAATGTAGTTGTAGAAAATAACTACTGGAATAGCTATGATTCTGGCAGAAGCTCCCGATCCAGTAGCTCTGACTCTAGTTCGAGTAGCGGCTATGACTGGGGTAGCAGTTCTAGTAGCTCTGATTCTAGCTCAAGCTCTAGCAGTTCAGATTTTGGAAGCTCCGACTCTAGCTCAAGTAGCTCTGATTGGTAAAATAAAAAAGCAGCTAATCCGCAAACTTAACTGCCTTAAATTACTTCTAATAACAAACTAAACCAACCGCAACCCTACCCACTTACTAGGCACTTGCGATGTCTTTTTCAACACCGGATCATAAACTGGCTTGCGATCAATGCGATTGCCCGCCAGTTTATTTTTTAGGCGAGAGATAAGGGTATTTAAACCCATCTTCTGGTAACAATTCGCGGCGCAAAAAGCTTTATACGCATCAATTAAAGCATCCTGACTCAACTCAACAGCGCGATCGCACTGCACTAGGCATTGATTGATAAATTGGTCAAGAATATCTGCCGCATCTTCAGTAGCCGCAGCAGTAATCCGCTTTTTAGCTGACTTCGGCGCAGATTGAGAGAATGCCTTCAACTCCATCGCGTTCTTGTGATTGAGTTCAATCAGCGCAATCATGCGATCGGTCTTAATTCGCTCAATTTCTACTTTAGACTGAGCGATCGCAACTTTCGATTGGGCGATCAGAACTCTATCACTAACAGAATTGATTGGATTAGTACCGCTAGTCATCCATTCTCTCACCCATCGACCTACCTGAAGAGCAAAAGGAGGGCTGCACCACATCGCAAACAGTATTGCAATATCTGGATGTCCCCATGTACTGCCGCCACCGCCTTTACCTCCCTTACTGGTAATCAAGGCTTTAGGTCGATTACTCAGTCCTGAGCAATCGATACTTGGGTCTGATGAACACTCAAGCAACTGCTGTTCATCGAACTCCGTTAAAAATTCTTTAGTTGAATCAAGCCGTAACCAATTCTCAATCCGCTTGCCTACCGCGTTAGCCATTTGATTCAAGTTCCAATAGCCATCGCTAGACCGTTGGGATACAAGGAATCCATTGTAATCATGCGATAAAACTAAATCTGACATAAAAGCTCCGTATTTCTATAAAATTTCTATTCTTTAACCCATTCAATCAGTTCAGACGGCTGAACTTCATACCTACTGCAAATCGCCTCTAGCACCCTTGGCGCAGGTATTTTAGATGGATTGTTGTGTAGTCCATAGGCAGTAGCAGCCGCTATTCCCGTGTCCTGAACAAGTTTGTAAACAGAAATGTCTCTACTCTTTACAAACTCTTTGATTTTGTTTCTCATTTACATCAAATAAATCTACTTCTTAATATTAGCACTATTATTATATTGATTTTTCTATCAATACTAAACAGTAAGAGCTTAAATTTAAGTATTGACAAATAGAAGTTGATCGCCTATTATCGAAATGTAGTAAATTTTCTAATTGATATGACTTCACGCGACTTTTGTTACTGGCTTCAAGGGTATTTTGAAATCTCCAAAGCTTCCACGTTGTCTGAAGAACAAACACAAGATGTCAGGAATCATTTAAACATGGTTTTTATCCATGAAATTGATCCGTCATTCCCGCAGATCAACAGCAAGCCTTGAACGATGCTCATGCGGGTAATACCGCCACCAATTTAAAATATCCGAACGGTAAGCAAGATCCGTATTCCGGCCAACTCATGCGCCGCTAAACCTAAAACTCAATTACCAACTATTTAACAACCAAAGAAAAGTAATGGCTAAAGATGACAAATTAAAAGAATTGATTGAAAGCGCGATCGCCGCGCACAAAGCACTAGAACTCGCTCAACAAAACCTAGAAACCGCTCGCAAGGAATTTGGTTATGCCAAGCTCTACAGCGATGAACCACGACTAATCAACGTTGACGGTGAGGTATGGAGCGTTACCGTGCCATTTCCTAGCGGCTCAAGTTACGATGATGATGTCAAATGGGGCACAATTCGATGCGAAGTAGTCGGTAAACTTATCTAGTCCATCCATAAAATTTAAAGGAACTAAAACCATGACAGTTAAGCAAACAATGTTTTCCAATATCAAAGCCTCTGGCGATTTAAATTTTGGCAATCTAATCCAATCAAGTTCAGGTGATAACGTTGAGCAACACATGTTTAACAATATAACAATTGATGGTGACTTAGATCTAGGGGATTTCACTATTGAACAAAACTCTAACGGCATTGTTGTGACTCAATCCATTAAAAAATCATGAAAAAATTACTAACTCTATTTGTAATTATTTGCGCATTAACTCTGACAGCCTGCGCCAACACTCCCATAGACACCGCCGCGACAGATAACATCGCGATAAGTGTTGGAGTCCTATTTAACTTTGATGGCTGTACAGTCTACAGGTTTTACGACAACGGAACCAAGTACTTTAGTAAGTGTGTGGACAAACAGAAGGTATTGAGTACCTCAACCAGTCAGACCGTAAACTGCGGCAAGAACTGCTATAGAAACGAAGATATACCTACGTCCTATTAAACCATGACAATCCTAGAAGAAATTAACGATCTTGAAACGTATTTAAACGGACTTCCAGACGGCTTAAAGGAAGATACTGTATTTAATAGTTACAAGCTAAGACTCGTAGAGCTTAACAATAAGCTACTCAGAGAAAATCTTGTACAAATGGGCATGAACGCTAGGCTTCATAACCAATTACTTGAAGCCGCCTTAGAAGCTAACGAGGATCTAGAAACGTGACAACATTTAAAGAACAATGCCAGCTAAAACTATGGCAAACTGGAACCTACATCGGCACCGTATCCAACGTTCTAGATGAAATCAGAACACAATTCCTATACGATCGCGCTTTAGAGATCAGAGGCGTAGCAAGCCTTCCTGACGCTGAAATTATGCCCGCGATCGCCGGATCAGAATGGGAGATTTTACAACCACTAATCATTAGCCGCTATTGGTTTTGGCGAGTGGTAAACAATGCCTGTACATTCACTGGCGATCACGCCTTTGGTAAAGCCTTTCGAGAGATTCAGATTAGCCACGATCGCATGATTGGTGGCACAAAGCTAAAGGATCTCCGCAGTGATTTTATTACTAGAGGGCAAATCAGCTACTACACCTCGCAAGGGGTGATCCTCTGGAGTCATGAAACCGATACGTGGGTATTAAACCCCCTATGGGATATATCTACTTACACACCAACTTGGAGTTATTAAAGTTATGAAATACCAAATAGAATATTTCGATCTTGACTTGCACTCTTGGCAAGAAAGCGCCGTCGCTAAAAGTATTTTTCCCCATGGAATCGCCACAGAAGAAATGGCTAAATCTTTGTTAGCTGATTTGATTGTTTTGCCGGATGATAAATACAGGATTACTGAGATTGCCGCATGAATGATCGAAGCTGCTATAACTGCAAACACCTTCTTGTAGAAGATGAAACCGACACATGGTTAAGAGTTGGTGAAAAGGAATACTATTGCAACAATGAGAATATAGTTATCAATCCTGATGATTTAGACTGCGGTCAGCTAGATCCTAACCGCATGGAATATTACGCCGAAGACTGCCCTGAATTTGAACAAGTAAACACAAAAAACAACCAAATGATTACAGTAGGACAATTGAAAGAAATTCTTGCAGAACATGATGACGATCGCGTTGTAATTTTAAGTAGCGACGCTGAAGGCAATCGATTTTCTCCATTAGCAAACGACGCTATTTGGTCAGGCGCTTATCGACCTAAAAACACATGGTCGGGAGAGTCTGGATTAGATGTTTTAACCAATGAAGACATTGAAAGTGGCTACAGCGAAGATGATGTAATTACTGATGGTGTCAAGGCTTTGTTTTTGGTACCTATTTGTTAACTGCCAGATAAGCCGATGAACAGAGTGAATAAGGAAGGGTTAACCCTTAAAGAGTGGGATTGCGCCGCATCAGTGGCTAAGTTTTATAGTGGTCCTCAAAACAAAGTTCAGTTTTTAAACATGATTATGCGATCACCCGAACGCAAATCAGTATTAATTGATTTTAACTATTGACATTCATCGCGCAATCGCATAATATAAAGAGGTCAACAACAAATAAACCAATGAATTTAATTGAACTCAATCAGAAATACGGCGGATTTAAAGATCGCGGTACTCTAACCATGGCGGACTACCAAAAGGCAAAGAAATCAAACAGTCCGCTCGTTACCTTCTACTCCAGCCCAAAAGCAGACAACCATTTTAGCGTGTTTCTTGAAGAAGTCTCCGGATCTTCTTACACTGGAATCCACGGTAGAACCAGAGAAGAAGCTGCTGAGAATTGGTTTAAGTCACTTGAGAAGTCCAAGGAATCGTAACGTCATGAAAGCCACTGAAGTTACAATCGGAAGACCGATCGCTAAATTACCTCAAGGTATCAACGCTAAACCCCGATTTGGCATAATCACATCCGAAGTATTCTATAAAGTTGATCGCGGCGGTAAACGAAACCCCTTTTGCATGGTGTGTTTTAGTGGCTCGACCCGCGATGAAGAAGTAGCGCTTACAGTACTTAAATTACATACACAAAATAGTGAGCAAGCCAATTTTAAGAACTAAATGGTTAGAAATCTATCCATCGTTTGGATTTAGACTAGAGTACTGCACCTGTTTTAGTGATAACGATACGGGAACAGTCTCAATATGTTTGGGGTTTCCACATATTTTTATTAACATTCCATTTAAACATGTTCCAACGGAAAAATACGATTTTGAAGGCGGTCAATACGGATTCTATTGGCATGAACACAACTTCGTTGTATGTTGGGGCAAGCACAGCAAGCATTTTGAGATGCCCTATGTAGAAACCTTTGTAAGTTCATTTGTTCATAACAATGATGAGACTTGGTTTAACGATACCAAGTGGGATGATCAATTAGCCAACAAGTCAAACGTTCACACTGAGTCTTATCCATACACTTATGTTTTAAGAGACGGAACCGTTCAAAACAGAATCGCAACTTGCACACTCAGGAAACACATCAGACAAGTTAAATTCTTTAAGTGGCTAAAGTCTAGCTGGTTTATCAAGGAAAATATATGGGTTGACGTTAAGTTTAACGATGAAATCGGTGAACAGTCTGGCTCATGGAAGGGCGGATGCACAGGCTGTGCTTTTGACATGGAGCCAGGTCGAACCGTGGAATGGGGATTGCGAAAAATGGAAAGAACTAGAAAATTTTGAAACTATATGACAACACCAATACTCATCGCCTGTTCACTTGCAATCACCGCCGCATTCTACACCCTGTACTCATGGGCAGCGCGATCGCCCGCTAAAGCACCTAAATGGAGCAACTATGACTAAAATTTCAGACTTTATTGACAATCATGTGGATTTATCGCACTATGATGGCACCAGAGAAGATGCCGAAGCACTTTTTAGCTACATAGCGTCACTCTTTGGGCAAGGAAAGGATGAGCAAGTTTTACAATTTATCAAGCGTGGAATTTCAACCAATTGAAATCAAAAAAGAAGGCGAGATGTTTGTAGCTCGCTTAGGCGATCGAGTCCTATTACAGCATACTTGCTGCGACATGAATATCTGCAAACGATCGCCGGATTCAGTAACTTTTGGCGTGAGTGTTATTAACATAAAATCGCCCGTTAAATCAACATTTTGGAAGTATATAAAGGTGGCATTATGACCGTGTTTTTGCTTATAGAATCATTAAGAGATGGCTACACCGCCAATCAAGAACTTTTAGAATTTCCTGGTACCGATGCGTAAAATTCCTTTAACGGGCGATCACGAAGTTGACGACGCGATCGCGGCACTGCAAGCCGCAAGAGATTACCAACAAGCATGGTTAGACCACGGCGTTAATCGTGTTTATCTCTATTTTGAGGGTGTTGACGGCGATTGGCTAGAAAAATTCTGCGAGGATGATAACGGCAATTGATAAAGCTTTAGCGTTACTACAACAAGCCAGAGAGTATGAAAATGCGTGGTTAGACCATGGAGCCGATCGCGTCCGTCTTTATATTGACGATGTTGATGGCGATTGGCTAGAAAAGTGGGGTGAAGATAAGGATGATAGTTAATGTTTAACATGTATTAAGACGTATGATTAAAATAATTTCAGAAGAAGACTGGTTTATGCGTGTTTGCCACATGATTAATGTGGATCTTGTTTTCGCTCTAAAAATGGCAAACTCCAATCTTAGGAGTAAAAAATATTTTAAGGATCTACTAGAAAGAGGGTTAGAGGCAGCTAACGCCAGCGATATTGAGTTGTGGCTTAAATACTTATTGCCACGTCTTGGACTGCGGTATATAATCCACGTACTGAGTGAAAGACTAGTTGATAAAGCGCATCAAGTTGACAAGGCTATGTATTGGCTGCCATCGCTTTTAACTAACGATCGCGACATAGAGCTGTTTAAAAAATTTCAGGTAACATACTTACGCCAATACATTCTTTGGAATCTCAAACAAACACAAAACAAGGAAAAATTAGATGACTACAGTTAAGCCAGATCCAATTGACGTAGTGATAGATGTCTTTAAAGAGCAGATATCAGACTACAAGATTGTCAATCGCTGAACTTGGCGATCCTTATCCGGTGAAGTTGCGGTTGATTGATGAAATTGAATGGAGCGTCAATACCTGCGAACACTATTGGGATCTTGAGTACCGTTTAGAACTATTCTTAAGATCCGGCGTAGCTCGCGCGATTATTAATGATTTACTGAAATAACAACTTGACAAGTCGCGGTTAATCGTTTAATATCTAAATGATGTACAGATTAATTAATAGAGGCAATTATGGTAATTAAATTTACTGACTGGTTGAGCGAGTTTCTAGAAGGTAAAACGTCGCTAGATGAAAGCGCGATCGCTGTCATTAAAAAGAAAATGAGTGGAGTAGATCAACCACTTAATAAGGATAGTGTGGTTGCTTGTTTTCTAGATTTTGTAAAGCGATACAATCTCCCGTTAGGCCGAGAAACAGAAACTCATTTTTACGAGTCAAGTTTTGCTGAGGTACTTAAAACAGCTTCTAATTGCAATAATGCTACACTCCATTGTATTGAAAATCAGCGAGTGGCAACACTTAAAGGAGAGATTGCTTATCACTTTTCAGAGTATATTTTGATTTTGTTTAATGATGATTCTGAGTCATTCCGCTTTAAAGTTTTCTTGGGAGTGTCAGATCTTTTAGCTTTTGACACGCCGTTGGCCGAAAACTAGAAGTCACCAAAAAAATCAATAAATTCTGTTGACAAATCGCGGTTAATCGCTTAATATTTAGGCGTTCAAAAGAAACGGCGATCGCCTTCTGAAAAGCGATCGCCCAAGTAACCAAAAGTAGTTAATCATTATGACTATCGTAACACACAGATACAAAGCTTTCCCGGTTGATGAATTAGCCCACGAAGTCCACGACATCGTGGCAGAACTCCACATCAGATACAATGGCGCCGTAGGCGCTCCTAAGCCCAAGACCCTAGCTTATACCGCCACTGAATACAAGACCTTGTCAGGCACCCAAAAAGAATCAATTAAAAAAGCTTACTGGGAAAGCCTTGGTAGCGAAGCGCGGCAAATACTAGCCGATCGCCAACTCGATGCCAAGAAACAGGATCTAGAAGCCATTCTCGCTATTCCTGCGACGGGCAACAACATTCCGGTAACTCCCGATCCAGTGGAAAAGCCTAAGACTGTTCTTAAAGCGCAGCCCATGCCCACGCCCGAAGAGTATGCGATCCGACTCCAACAACTCAAAGCAGAACAAGCTAGCAGCACCATCGCCAGTAATCCGTTTTATGCGCAGTCAAGCGCTGGCATGAAAACCTATGATGACTTTGTTTGCAATGCCATCGCTCCTAAGTTTGTCGGTAGCACAAAGCAGCGTAACTGGGCTGCCCAAATCGCGCAGGTAGCGATTCATCACGGTTTACACAGACATATCACCGCAGATCAATTCAACAAGTTCTGCCTAAGTCCTATCGGTCGCGACGCTAATTGGTGGATTGACCGCAGGGACGATGGCTACGGTCTTCTCGCTCAATTAATGATTAACACAAAATGACTCAGTCAATTACTAAGCACTTTCGAGAATTAATGTTTACTGTGGTGGCTACTCCCCATACCTACCATGTTGATTACAAAATTTATGATACCTTTGGGTATAGCTGGCATGAAGGATCGTTTGACAAACCTGTCTATCCACTTGCCGAAGGTGGATTATCGGACATTACTGGTGATTTAGGTAAAGCAGAAATGTATATACATGGCTCGGTAAAATGCGACGGCTGTAGTAACTGGCATTTTGATGAACAAGATCGCCTGATGTTACATGGTTGTTGTAAGAGTGATGTTCAGCGATTTGGCGATATTCTTGCGATATGTTGGGACTGGACTAGCGAACTATGCCTGTCTTGGAACGCGTCGGAGGCGGTAGGTTAAATGTCACAAGCTGTAATCTTTGATCCAAAGCTCAAAAAATACGTTCCTTTAACCGCCATGGGCGCTGTTGATTTAAAACGCTTAACTACACCACTAAAATCATGTCATCAGCCAGACTCAGTCAAGTCGTAGATATTGAGTACTGTTTTATAGTGCAGCCTACCATCTGGTATACGGCGCAGGCGCTATGGACAGGCAATGACATACTCACATTAGACGGCGATCCGATTGATGGCGTGTTGTTTCGTAAGGCGATCGTGCTGAGTCGGCAGTAACAAAAGTCAATAAAAATATAGTTGACAAATAATGCCATTCAATGTAAATTAGATCTCATGGGACATAAACGGTTCCTTTTTCGCTCTTCGGAGCACCTACCACAAATTAACTACCGTTCGTCCCGCGCCCTTGGCGTTATCGTATTACTAAGGATATAAGCAGTTCCTTCTTTAATTTCAGGTTTAGCCTGACTTATTTACCGCTCATCCTTAAATCCGAAGCATAGACAGTTCCTTTAATTTAGGTAATTTACTGTCCGCTTCCAAATCTTAAGGCACAGAAAGTTCCTTTATACTAAAACCTGTAACTTTAACTACTTTCCGCCTACAATTATGAACATTTCTCCATCTTTATCTCTGTTTGGCGTTGTACTTAAAAGCGCCGATTTTAGACTCTCTTCATTCATAGAAAAGCATGGCGTTTTAGTCCATGCAACCGCCTCGGAATCGGTATTTACGATTAAGCGATGGCTTGATTCTGAATCTTTAAGCGGCAATCAGCTAAATTCGGCATTCCACAAGTCATGGCAAAAAGTTACTCAGGCTTCCATGGTTCAGCTTGTAACTGAGCAAATTTTCCATTATTTCTCTACCTACGGACTGGAATCGCTAGGCATTTACGATAATTCGCTGATCTATATTCCTGCTGAGGTTTTAGAGTTACCTGACAAATTGCCGATCAAGGTAATTTATGGTGTAAGCCGTCAAGAACTTCTAGATCGCAGCTTTAAATTACTGGCTTTAGGCGTTGCGTTAAAACAAGAAACGATCGCCTTAATTTTTGATTTACTGGATGAGCTTAGCTACGTGTTCACAGGCGGCGAAGTAATTGCCAATCGTGAAGCCCAGTTATATGCCATTGACCGTAGCGGCAAGTTTCCCAACGATGCCATGACCATCTTTCGCTACTTCGTCTATAAGGCAACAGGGCAAACCTTACTGATCAAGAATAAAGATCTGATTGATAAAATTAAAGCTTCTGAATACGAATTTCCTAATCTAACAGCCACCCAACTAACAGCGTTAGCTGAACATTTTAACCGCTTAAAACCTTTATGGCTGGCCTTTAAAGCTTCTCAACCATACAATATTGCGATCGTTAATCGCGTTTCCAAACTGTCAAAGAAAGCCCACAAGCCGTTACCTGTTAACGTAATGAGTAATGTTAGCATGTTTGGGTTTGACAGGGTTCGGGGCGCTGCATCTAAGGCTAATATCTTTCAACTCATTCGGGCTTACAACAGTCTACATACAAGACTTGCTGGCACTGACGATCGCTTTTACTTAATTCGCAACGGCAAAGGGTATGCCAAAAAGGGTAAGACGCATAAAATTGTTTTAGAAGCTCACCAAGATATTCTATACGCTGAAATTGCAAGGCGTTTTACCAGCAAAAAGATTTATGTTCCTAGTCATGTAGATTATGCGATTCCTAGCTCTGAAAAGCAGTTTACGAGCTTTATCCCCTACAACACTAGGATTCGTATTCCACAGATACAAGAGTTTGGACTGATTGGCATCTACTGGGAAGGTGGCGTAGATTTAGATCTTCGCGCTGATTCTATAAGTGATTCCGTGGGATGGAATGCCAATTACCGTAGTGGTTCTGACAATCAATCATTCAGCTTGGCATACTCTGGAGATGTTACACACGCCCCTGATGGCGCTACTGAATATCTTTACTACAATAAGATTGAAAGCGCTTATTCGATCAAAAACAATCTATTCCGTGGTGAAATCGGACAATCCTTTAAGCTAATTATTGGTAGCGGTAGCGATATCACTAAAAATTATGTCATTGATCCTGCTAAAGTTTTGTTCACGGCACCGATGATCATGACTCAAAAAGAAATAACGATTGGCGTGTTAGTTCCTACAGAGCAAAGCGCTGATTTCTATCTAATTGGTAGCGGATCTGGCGACTCACGAGTTGGTCGCAACAATGAAATCGGTAAAATTGCGCGGCAAGCCATGATTGATAAAGCACTGTACTCGTTGCGGCTAAGCAACCTGATTAAGCCTGAGCAGATGGCGCTATCGCCAGAAGACGCGGATATTGACTTGTCGAGCGATCGCCTAACCAAAGATTCATTTTTTGAGCTTTTTAATCACAATGATATTAACTGACAAACATCTAACAAAAATTAATATTCCTTTGCGGGATGCATTAATACAAGCGGCAGAAGACGATCAATTAACGGTGATCGCGGTTCTAAGTACCAATGGTATGGCACCCGTAACTGAATTAAATCCGGCAGCATTTTCGTCGCGGGTAGACTATCGGGAAGCGTTGATTGCGCAAAGACGAAGTCAATTGCAGCTAGCGATAGGCTTAACCATACAGTCAGTTCAAGATTTAGGCTTAAAAACCTCCGGCGGCTCCATTGCCCCAGTTTTGGTAATGGAAGGATCGGCAAAACAAATTTTAGCGGCGATTGAGTTGAGCGGAGTGCAGCATGTAAGTTTGGATGCCACTTTAGCATTAATGATTTAGTGGAGTCTTGATGTTGTGATCGTCATTAAAGATACTTAGTCATACTCCATTGCGCATGAAAGGTAGGGCAATGGAGTATGCAGTCCCACGCTTTTATGTACTGGTTGTTGTGTGTAAATGGCTTTATTTGCCAATTATTGTGCCACCAATGCAAAGGGAAAAATTGAATATTAAAATGTAATCCAACTTTGTTTATCTCCAAAGAGGCATAAAACGCATCTGGCGCGTCCATGTCTTCTATTAGCTCTTTTTCTTCCTTCCAAGTGCGCCAATAAGCATACCCTCAAGACGTATTTTAAACCTCATGTTCATCATTAATCACAACGCCAAAACTGGTATTTAAAACCGCTTCAATTTTTCTTAGCGTTTCAAGTGGTAGCGCTGTTATATTTTCAGATTCAATCCTATACCAGTTGGCGGTACACATGTTAGTCGCCGCACAAATGGCAGTTAAGCTCCGAGGATCGGCTTCGCGAGCTTTTTTAATTTTTATCCCTATCCCTATAAAGTCACGATCTGTGGTCTTTCTAATCAGCATTGTTTCAATTAATTATGTTTCTTTTATTTTAGCACAATAATATATGCTTGACACTTGTTAAGCATATATTATTGTGCTACAGTATTCTTGTACTGGGTTAGGAAAATATGAACAATAATATTGTTGTTTGGACAGAAGAAAATAAAGGAGGATTTACCACCGATCCAATATTGGTAGATCTGGTGGTTCTAGAGGATCTGGTCAACAAGGGAGAAATAGATGCAGAACCTAGAATGCTTTTTAGTTTATGGCTTTGCTACCTTAAAATACCTTGCCTTGAATTTAGTAATGCGCTTTACAGGTTTTTAGAATCTGAAGAATGCGGCAGCAAGCACAATATACGTGATGCCATGATGTATTTTGATTTATCTGTTCAGGTATTTACTCGGTTTTCTTACAAAACTATTAATCTTATCAGAGACTAACAAATTTAACTGTTGACAAATTCCAGATAAGGCTTTATGGTATTCCTATCTAGGCAATGATCGCATCGCTTGCGATCTAAACGGTCAGGTTACGCGCGGCCACTGGGCTACTACTGTTGACTGTCAAGCCGTATAATTATTCAAAATACAAGCACAACAAAACTATGAGCCATTTACAATCACTAATTGACAACCAACTACAAATTATTGCAGATTTTCAGTCCAAATGCAAAAATCCTCTTGATAGCGAGCTTAGCGATCTAGCGTTAGCAGTCTCAGCGCAATCCGATCTACTTGAGTTATTGCAAGTACATATAGTGGTGCTTAACAACCTGTTGGTGTTGGATTCTTTTGCAAAAACTGAAGATGAAGATCAAGGTGATCAAATGTTCATTGAACTTCAGGATGAATCCGTGATCTCAGTCGCTAAACTAAAAACACTCACTCATATTAATTGCATTGGCGAAAACGATTATGTACTTCATTTTCCAGAAGATAGAAAGCCTGTTTCAAGGCTAGATTTTGAGCGGGTTAGAGAATACCTTGATGTTTTTGATCCTTTTCCTGTACCAGAATCCGAACAGTAATTACATCCTACCAACTTAGGTTTATCACGGCGATTGAGTTGGCGATCGCCGCTAATTACAAAAAACATGAAATTGCAGCCATTTGTAGAAGGCATTAAAACTTATCCAGTAAATTTGTGTTCAGAGGTACGCAAAGACTGCTCAAGAGTTGTCGATATTGTTAATACCGATAAACAGGTTATCGGAATAGGAATTACATTGGAAGTTCCGTCATTACAAGAATTTAAAAGCGGTGGCACAGTAACTGAATCATCAGTACAATATCAGGTATGGGTTCAGCCGTTCGGTGGTGATTATGTGCTGATGGTTGACGACACTATATCAGGAAAGTCATCTACTTACCTAAATATTTTAAGTGGTGGTTTGGTCGCGTTTATTGCCACTTCTTTAATCGCTAGCTTGAATATTTGGTAACGAGATCAGTTTGGGCTTTGCGGTCGTTATGATTAATTTACAGGAGTAGTTTATGCCGTTATCACCTTGCAAGCATCTTGATCACACAACTGAGTACATTGACTGTGAGTTAATCGAAATAAAAGGGTTCAAATGTTCGGTTTATTACTGGCAGCGCAACAACCCACCATATCCGACCGCGCCAACTAAAGTTCAATTTTGTGGTTTAGGCAAGGGTAGGATTGACGGAATTTTCCAGTGCTATAACGGCGAGATGCCATGCTACAGTCCATGTTCAAACGATAATTTATAGGAATTAAAAATGATTTTACTTTTCATCCAAGCTACAATGGTCGGACTCAGTGCTTGCCAAAACTATGGCGGTACTCCCATGTACCGTAATCAAGAATACATTGGTTGCAATGTTACCCGCGAACAGTATCGCAACATCTCACTCGACAAAAGCAAGCCAGTTATTGGAGCGCAGCCATGACGTCACTGTCCAGAACTTTTACAACTATCAGCGAGCAGTTTGTTTACGGATTTACTTCAGGTGTTTTTGAAGCTGAGTTAGAAGAAATACTGAAGCCTAATGATCTGATGTTAGCTTTTGCTTATGGCGGCGGCAATTTAGTGCGATATTTAAGTAAAGCTGCATTAGACTAAAATATAACAGGTGAAGCTTTTTACCGATGTTTGCGACACTGGTGGTAAAAAGCAGAATAAATCTTTGATAAATCGCTAATAGCGAATCCCGTGCGGGAATTAACAACACCGCACGGGATTTTTATGGCTCAAAAGCTAGGCGATTTAATTCTATTTTTAAAAACCGACTCATCGCAGTATGATGTTGGTTTACAAAGCGCCAGAACTAGCGCCAATGCCGTTGCAGCCGATATCACTCGCAACTTTAACGCAGCTAACATCGCGATCGCCTCCACAGTAGCAGAGCTTAATAAACTAGCGCCGCAACTCAGTAAAACCGTGTCACAAATGGCAACGGTTGGATCGCAGATTAGCGAAGGACTGGCATCAGGTATACGCAGCGGATCGTCAAGACATCAAGCCGCAGTCAATGAAATGGCAACGGGAGTTATTGCCACGGCTAAGAAGCGATTAGGGATTCAATCGCCATCTAAAGTATTTGAAGAAATTGGGCGGTTTATATCTGAAGGTCTAGCGATCGGGATTACGTCAGGTCAGGGGCGTGTTAATAATGCCATAACTGGACTGTTTGGCGGTATTGGTAGGCTTGCCGCATCTATTTACACCGCACAGTTTGCGTTTCAGTCATTATTTAGTGTTGCAAACGCTGGATATGCCGCATTAATTCAATCTAATGTACAGCTACAACAAACAATGATTAGCACTAAGGCAATTATTGCTGGTTCTAGTGATGTGTATGTTGGCAATAAAAAAATTACTGATGTTCAAAGCAAGTTAGATGCGCTTGATCCGGTTGTTAAAAATGTCGTTGATCAAATCAGAGCAATATCACTAAGAATTGCGGGTGTTACTAGTAACGAATTAATTGATTTAGCCAGTATCGTCGCACAGAACGTAGGTAAATTAGGTGGAACGGCTAAGGATATTCCAAGGTTAACCGAAGCGTTTGCGGCAGGGTTTGTCACAAATAAAATTCCATTATTTCAGGCCAACCAAGAAATCAGAAGTATCGCTGATGGGACTATTGATCGTAATTCAAGGCTTGCACTTAACTTAAACGGGCTACAAAACTCTGATATTGCCAGAGAAAAAAACAAAGGGAATGCGATCAATTTTCTGCTTGAGAAACTTGCGCCTAGTATCGCTTCTCAGAAAGAGCAAACAACTACACTCCCTGGTGTAACTTCTAACCTTAAAGAAGTTCAAGACAGAATCGGTGAGGTGGTAGGTAAGCCACTTGAAAAGGCTTTAAATGATGCCCTTAATGATTTGGCTGGCAAATTGATTGATTCTAATCCAAAAGACGCTAGCAAGCCATTTACCGCATCAGTCCAGAAGTTTGTTGATGAACTTGTTAAAGCATCAAGCCAGATCCCTCCCATTCTTGAAGAGATCGGGGCAAAAATATCTCAATTTATTGCTACTCCGTTAGCTCAAGCTTTTCAAGAGGCGTTACCGTTTATTAAAGAACTCGCTGTATCTGTTGGCAGAGTATTCTCTGGATTGGGTGACTCTGGATTGGGTGCGTTTAAAGACCTGCTGCCGTCACTAGGACTGATCGCTAAGTTAATTACTGAGATTGGATTGGCTATTACCAATGTATTTGGTGGTATTTTAAGCGCGAGTATCGGCCAATCGATCGTGCAGTTTACCTTAATGGCCATAATCATTAATACTCAGGTTATACCCGCTTTGTTTGCGATTATTAGGGTCGCATTCGGATCGCTAATAGCGCTGATTTCTACTAGGATTATTCCATACTTTGTATTACTAAGTCAGAGCCTGTATAGCACCGCAGCGGCGGCTAAAGCCACGGAAATTGCTTTAGGCCTTATCGGTAAAGTAGGTTTTGCTTTGGTGATTACTGGTATAGCGATGATGATTTCTAGACTACAGGAAGCGTCATCAGCAGCTAAATCTTTTAAAAGCGAATTTGACGCAGCCTTACAAAAGGATACTGAACTAGGCGATCGCATTGCCGCGCGAGAAGTTAAAAACCAAGAAAAGGAACTTAAAAAACAAGAAAGGTTTGTTAAAGATCTTGAGGATCAGCCTAGAAAGAAATCTAGAGAGTTGTTACTACAGGGGATCATTCAATCTCCAGAAGAAGTCCTAAAAGACTTAAATAAGGATGGGTATCAAGACGAATTAGCTGATGCAAGGGCGTTATTGAAGCAGTTGCAAGATGATTTGATTGACTCAAGAACTCGCCTTGGTAATCGTAAAGCTGATAGGGTATCAAGAGCTAAGTATGGTGATCCTAATACAAAACCAAGTATAGATCCTAATACCGTTACTACTATTCAAACTGCGCCACCCGCATCTGATGGCGATCTAGCTGAGGCTCGTAAGATTCAGTCACAGCGATCTAATGCCTTATTACAACAACAAATTACTCAAGATGAACTGTTGCTTAAACAGTATCAGCAACAATTAAGTGGAGTTACGACCACTGGAACTAGCTCTAAAGTTACGGACGTCGGTGCGTTGGCTACTTTTGGTGCTACAGGCAATGTCAGTAACGCGCCAGGATGGGTGCATGGCCATTTTCAAAGCAATACAACGGCTGCGGATTTAATAAAGGATGTATCGGATGTTATTAAAAAGTTATTAACACAAGGCATACCCGTAAATGTAAACGGATATGGTGATATCCCCTCCAACGCGTCTGATACAGAAATCCAAAAAGCCGTAGAGATGGCAAGGAAAGCTCATAATCATTCTGGCGATGGGCGATCTGTTGATGTTTTTGTACCAGCGGGTACAAAAGTACCTGTACCTCTATCCGATATTCGTAACACTCCAAATGATAGAGGTGGTATTAATGGGGTGCTGCCTAGTGGAAATACTTGGGTTGGACATCTTGCCAAAATAGCGTCTAAAGCCAGTAATACCAATTATTCTGGACAAGGATCTGGTGGAGGTATAGCCGCCTTAAAACTTTCTAAAGAAGAAATAGCAGCGGCGGTATTCACGGCAATCGGTGAGGCTCCAACAAGAGAGGGTAGACAAGATGTTATCGCTACTCTCTTAAATCGTCGTGCGAGTCTTGCGTATGGTGCTACAAACTTAGCTGAACTCGCAAAACAAAAAGATCAGTTTACCGCTAATAATGGTTATACGAGAGCGCAAATCAGCGATCCTGAATTTGGCAAAAAGAATAAAGGTGTTGCAGTCTATGAGCAAACCTTAAACGACTTTTTGAGTGGCGATCGCTTGATTGAATCGCTGAAATTTACGAAAGGCGCGCTTGAATTTAGGGGCACATCTGAACCTGTCAAGGCGGGGGATATCCAAAGAAATGCCAGCGAAAACCGCTTTTTTGGTTTTCGCCCAAAACTTGCTCAAGAGCTGATAAGCCAAATAGGGCAGCCCACCAATCCCGCAAATAACGGCGCCGCCCCCACGGTTGAGAGCCAACGCGCATTAGAACAAGCTAAAGCGCGAATCACCAGCGCAAAAGAATTAAAAGATCTTGAGCTTAAATACCAAAAAGAGCAACAAGCAAGAGACGATGAAGCTGCTAAAATTCGTAAAGAGCAGCCATCGCTACCAAAACAAACATATACACCGGATGGTAAGCCCAATCCGCTAATTTCTGGTCAGTCTGATTTGGCGTCTCAAAACGCGGTTAAGCGATTAAATGATTTAGCCAATGAATCGCAGGTTGCATACGATGAACTTCAGTCTAAACGCAAATTAATATCTAACGATTTACTGATTTCGTTAACAAAGCAAGATCAGGGCGATAGATTTAAAGATAACAGTCGATATGCTGGTAATAAATATGATCGTGAAAGTGATAACTCAAAAAACAGTGGTGAGTTAAAAGTTCTTGCGCTTGAATTACAGAAATCCAAGTTAACAGACATTCCAGAAAATGAAGATCTCCTGAGGTTATTAAATAGGCAGATTGAGGATCAGCAAAGATTAAATCAGTTCACGGCACAGTATTTAGGTATTCAGCAACAATTACAGCAAGTTGAACTTGAACTTAAGGCAAATACTAACGATCCTGATAAAATAAATGCTTTAACTGATAAGTATGAAAAACTACAAAGAGCATTAAACTCTGTTGGACTGGAGTACGAAAACCAAACAGATAAAATTAAAGCGTTGCGACTAAAAGAAGATCAAGCCGCCGCGCTAAAAGTCGCTGAACGTACCACAGCCGCTACTGGCGGTATATTTAATCGCGCGATCGCTCTCGAATCCGGCCAGAATGATCGCAATCGTTCTACCGTAAGTTCTTATGAGTCTTTACAATTAATTGACCTAGAAGAACGGCGATTGAAGATTATGGAGCTTCAGTCAAAAGCAAGACAAGAAATCTTAGCTTTAACCAAGGAAGAACGGGCATTAGGCGCTGAGTCGCAGATTCAAGCTAAGTTAGCGTTCGATATTACGAATGTAACCGAACAAACGGATACCCTTAGAACTACGATTGAGTCGCTTAAAGGTGGTTTTGCTAGCACGTTTAGCGAAGGCATCATGAACGTTAACTCATTTAAGGATGTACTTGGATTGGTTGGTAATTTACTAAATCAGATCGCTAAGAAATTAGCGGACATGGCTTCAAACTTCTTGACTAATCAATTGTTTGAGTCGATATTCCCTAAAGATAAAAACAATCAATCTGATGGAACAGATCCATTAAGCCTTGTTAAATCTGCCTTTGCATTCGGGGCAACCCCTAGAGGTGATGTTAGCTTAGGTGATAGCTCGTTAACTTTAGGCGATCAGCTTAGTGGTGGATTATTTAGCACCTCTGGCAATGCTGATCAGTTTGGCAACATTAAAACTGGCGGTGGCGGCCTATTTAGCGGTATATCTGACCTGTTTGGATTACCTAGCGTCGAAAGTGCCGCGTCAGCATTGAATCAAGCAATCAATGCGCAGCAAGCGATTATTACCGCTGGCACTGTTTATTTAAGTGGCGATATTCATGGTTTAGGGCGTAGCCTATTAGGTGGTCAAGGCGGCGGTGGATTACTTGGTGGGCTAGGCAATCTTGGATTTGGCGGTAGTGGCGGACTTAGCTTTGGTGGCGATGTATTTAGCGGTGCGTTTGGCGGCGGATTTGGCGGATTTAGTAGTTTTACTGATAGCTTTTTTAGTGGTGGTGGAGGCGGCTTAAGCTTCGGCACCGCTATTCCTGCTGGGCTTGGCTTCGCTGGCGGTGGTGAAATACGAGGTAAGATGTTTGACCTATCAGCATTAACCAGTAAAGGCATATCTGAATCACTAAGGCGCGAATCCGCTCAGTCTGGCAGTCAAGCCATGTTAATCGCCGCGTCAGTTGGCGAAGAGGTGCTACCAATCAGGGAAGCGATGGCATATAGAAGAATGTACCCCAACGGCATCCCAACTTATGCTGATGGCGGCACAGTTGGCGGCGGGGTCAACATGTCAACTCAGTCTAGTGGCGGCTTTACGGTTAACGTGCCTGTTACAGTGCAAGGTGGCAATAGTAAGGACGATCAAAATACCGCGAGATTACTTGGCGCTGAGCTAGAGCAGTCAGTGCGTGGCGTGATTATTAAAGAGCAAAGGCCAGGCGGTATCCTGAATCAGAGATAGTATAAATGGTGTTAAGGCGTAAAATTAACCCAACAATCTTTCTTGCGCTCGGATCGTAGACTCTTTCATACATTTTAGCCCTTATTTTTTAAATGGTGACAATTAGGCAATCAACATGTAATATTAGATTAATATTACATGTTGATTGCAGATCGGCCACCAAAATCATGATTAATCCTCAAGATATAGACATAAATTCACTCCCTTGGCTTCCATTGGAATCTAAAAACGCATTTCCCAATCAGCCCGCAATTTACTTTGCGATTGATTTAATTGGAGGTATTCAGTATATTGGGCGATCGCAAAACCCTAAAACTAGATGGGGTAATCATCATAAGTTCAATTCCTTGAACGATATAGGTAGTATCAGAATTGCCTATCTATTTATGGATGCCGATTTGTTGCCATCAGTTGAATCTGCACTGATTAACTGGTTTGATCCCCCGCTAAATAGTAAAACAGGCGGTAGTTTTATACAAACGCCTACTGTTTGCGATTTTAGGGACAATGAAGTTAAAAGAAATTTATTTAAGGAGTTAGAATTTTACCCGTTTTTAGAGTATGCACTTGGTGGCGGAAAGTGGGATAAAAACAACTCAATGGTTCATTTGATCTCCACTAAAATCAAAGCTCACGCAAAAGACGTTAAGTCAGTGTTTGGGTTTTACCCACGCAAAACAATGGCTGATTGTGCTGTCATTGGCATGTTGTTAAATCGTTTGGGTTTGCGGAGTCAGTCAAATCAAACAAGACAGTCGAGAGCTTGGGTTAAAGGCAGTCAGGTATATGTGTATCAACTAAGCAAGGATCAATTAGGCAATGTAGCAAAGATACTAACAGATTACAATAATCAAGTAAATTGCGATGAAAAAATCAAAAATTCTTAAAGCTGTTCACGAAACAGCCCTCGGTTTACACAAAGCAGGTGTAATGAGTCAAGTAACAATGCGTGAATTTGACGTACTGTGCTTGACACAGGAAAGAGCAATCGCCCGTTGAAGAGTGGGGCGATCGCTCAGTATATATGGATACGCCTAGTATACCAGCCAATCAAAAATTTTTTAGCGACAGGGTGTTGACAAATAGAATTAAATCAAATAATATAAGAAGTAATCAATCACAAAAAACAAACATGCCATGACCTACCAAACCGAAACCCGCAAAGCTTATGAACTATACCCCTATCACGAAGCTTTTGAAAGAGAAAAGCTTGCTGAATTAACAGAGTCCATGACTATTAACGGATGGGTTAGATCGCCCTTAGTTGTGTTTGATGATAAGCTAATGACTGGATCTCATAGATTTAGAGCCGCTGAATTAACCGACACTGATATTCCCTGCGTTAAATTTTTAGATGTTTTCTACAATCTTGATGAAGATGAAATTGTTGAGATCGTAGAAAATGACGATAACTGGGTTGTTGAGTTAACCAGACTAGCACAGGAGTCTGATCCTGATACCGCGATCGCGCTAGGGTTGGACGCCAATTAATTAAGATACAATCAAGACACGCTCATCAGTAAATCTCATGGCATTATCACCCAAAACCAAGGCTAAATTCAATGCCATAATGCACCCGCGATATCCCAAGGGGCATCCGAACGCTGGCAAGTTTATGAAGAAAGGCGGTGTTGATTACAAAGCGGCGGTTTCAAAACGGATTGGCAAGGCTAAAAATGTATTGCCTAAAGATCCTAAAAAAGCAATGAGTTCGTTGGAGAACGAAAACCTTAGATCTTATACCAAAATAGCTAACGAAAGACAACGCGCGTCAGAAAGCTTAGATATAGCAAAACACGAGTTTAAAAAAGGAAGAATAAGTGAAGCCGAACTTAAACAAGCAGAGCAAAATTTAGCGGATAAAACCAAAGAATTTGATCTTAAAGAAAAGCGTCGTAATGCTTTATGGGATATTGTTCAGGGGAAAAAATCCAAACAAAAAAGATTGGTGGGCGGTAATGTAATTGCCAAGAGATTGCAACTAAAAAAAGCTAAGGCGTTAGAACTAGAACTAAAGAAAGCCAAAGAGTTAAAAAAAACTAAGGCACTAGAATTAGAGGCAAAAAAAGCCAAGATATTAGAGTTGAAAAGGGCTAGGGCTGATCAATTGGCGTTTAAGGAATTAAAAGCTCGGTTATTAAAGTCTAAAGACTGGGACGACAGAAAATCAGCAGTTTATGATTGGGTAAAAAATAATCGAGACAAAAATAAACAACCTGCTATTGCGCACGGAATGAGAACATACGAAACCTTAGAATCAGTAACATTTGGTGGCATTAAATATAGATTTCCTAGACTAAAAAGCCCTGACGATCCTGTAATTGCTACCATTAACAGTATTCTTGATCGCAATTTACCCAATGAATTAACAAGGCATACAAAAGAAATTATTTTTACAAAGCAATCAAATAATAATGATGCATACTGGGAAAAAATGTACAGAATGCCGAACTTTAAGTCTGGGGCTACTGGAGGTGATGGTAGGATAGTTGTTTATAGTGGTCGCGGTGCCGATAGCTACATGATAGCGCATGAAATGGGGCATAATTTGGCAAAGGCGCGGTATAATTCTACTCATCCGTCACCAAACTCGGAGTTTGCTAAAATTCCGTCATCGGAGCCACCAGTATCTTTATATGGAACTAAGTCACTATCTGAAGATTTCGCAGAAGCTGTAGCCGCCTATATAGCCAGTCCTGCAGATTTAAAGCGTAGCGCCCCTCAAAGATTTGAGGTTATTAAAAAATTAATCAAGGATAAAAACTATGCAGGATAATGGAACCGAAGAAAGAATAAACTCTCCTACTCCTAATGGCGGGGATTATTCTATTGCTAGATACTACGATCACCGCGACATGCCAGCTAAAAAAAATAAGGCTAAAAAGGTAATAATCACTGAGTATTCAGGTGATGATAAAGTAGTATTTACAACCTACGGCGAAATAAATACCAGCCGCACTTAAACCTTAACATGCTTAAACGGTATTAAATCGCGCGCGATCGCCAGATTAATGCGCATCGGAATTACGCCCGACTTAATCAGTTTTTTAAGCACGATCGCCGTGGCCTCAGTCATCTTGTTACCTAAAACCTCATTAGACTTAACCTTAAACGGCAGGAAGTCTTGAGGTTTAGCTAACTTATCCTGAGACGTTTTAGCGTCTGCAAACATATTGGCAACAGTTGTACCCATTCTTGCCACAGAGAACGATCGCATGTTTACGTCAAGCTGATAGTGATCGCTAATAGCTTTAATCGTATCTAGAACCAAAGGTAGTGGCTGATAAATAAAATTGTCAGCACTAAACCGATCGCAATTCAGTGGCGATAAAGCGATCGTGTAATAGATATCATTCCAGTCAGTGCCTTTATCTTCAATTATTCTGCGGCAATTTCTTTCGATTGCCGTGATACTCGGACTTGCTTTTTTCCCGTGTCTACCGAGTCTTCAGGATGACCGTTTAATTCCCATTGGGTAAATTGGAATAGCTCGTTTAATGCCTTAGATTCTAGCGATTCAGTATCGCTTTTAGTCCAGTCAGCAGTGCGTACCCATTCATCGCCAGCAGGAGTATTAAGGCAAGCTTCACCGCGCGATCGCATAAATATCGTTACCACCTCAGTCTTTTGTTTGGAGGTGATGCCAGTGTTCATGCTAACTAAAGCTTTTTTAAAAACTTCAGGGTGGTCAATTAGAATGATTCCTGACTTCTCTGGATTAATTTCTAGTTGCTGTAACTCCGCAAACACCTGTTCAACACTTTTGCCATCACGTTCGCCAATTTCTCTGGAGATAGAGATCATATCGATCATGAGATTGGCTTGATTGATATTCGCTTCTTTGAGGTATTCAGCATCTTCTAGCGCGATTATCTCACCAGTCAGCACAAGCTTTTTGATCGGCATTCTGAGCCTGTATTGCGAGTCTTCAACCGTGAAATATTTTGTCTCTTGTTGTTGTAGCGATCTAAAAGCGTACTTACTCATGTTTAATATGTGGTGGTTATATTTAGATTTTACGAAAATCGCAAGGTTAGATTATTTCTTTAGTACGGACTTCGGTTTAGCGCTTGTCTTGCTTATAGTCCCGGTAATTTGCTTTACCAACCCTTCTTTTTGCAAGAAATCAAAAGCGGCTTGAATATGTTCTGGCTTTGCGTCTAATTCATTCTGCAAAGCCCCAATACCTGTGATCTTATTATGACTTGCAGCCAGCAATATTCCGTACTGATGCATTGATAATCCGACGGGATCTTCGTTATCCGTAATATCACGGCCTTTTTTCGTTAGTGCATATAATGCACCCTTGGGAGTTGTTGACGGTAGCGGATCTGGTGTATATTTGACTGACTTGCCTACTGGCTTTAATAATAAGCCTTTAGACGCTAGCCCACTTAAGACACTTCTAGTGCTATCTTTCGTGTCTGTAAACAATCCATTTACATAGTCCGCGTTTGCTGGCCTACCTTTATCAATACTGTACTTTACTCCAATAACATTAAGCGCAGCGTATTCTGATGGCGATAAAATTTTTGTTTTAGGAGTTCCTTCCGTAGTAAGATCCGCAAAGTAAATACCTTCGCCTGTAAGTGCGTATTCATTAGTGGGATTAGCAACACGAGAAGTGTATCTCTCCTTAGTCTTTTTGTTTCTTGATATTGCTTTACCGAGCTTTTCGTTGTAATAGGTGTAATTATCTATTTCATAAGCTCTTGCCCACTCTCTACGGTTCTTTTCCTTTTGCTTCTGTTTTTCTAAAGTTGCTTGTGGTTTTGCCGATACGCGCTCTTTTAGCGTTTGTCGTAATGCTTTGTCAGCCGCATCCTTGCCAAGAATTTTAGCCACGCGATCATATTTTAGTAGCGCATCTTCGCTACCGATTTTTACCTTTAGCAGTGTTTTAGAAACGTCAATATTTCTAGCGGAGATCGCTTTCAACTTCTCAGGACTTGCCTTATCTATCTTTGCATTGAAATCTCCACCTAATTTACTCAGTGGTATGGCTTTGCCTTGTTGAGTTGGCCTATTTTTTAACGCTTTACTCACCGCTGCTTTGTAATCAGCCCCGCCCTTCGCCATGAATTTACCCGCGCTAGGATGTCCCTTGGGATATCGTGGGTGTAGTAATGCGTTAAATTTAGCTTTGGCTTGTGGCGATAGTTTCATGGCACTGATCCTAGATCTTTTCTGTTTTAACTCTTAAGGCGATCGCAAGTTTAAAAATATTAAAAAGCTATTGACAAACTATTAAATTTAAGCTATATTCTTAATTGTCAATACAAAATTATATTTTTAAACACTAGGAGAATATAAATGAGAACAGCATTTGATTTTGAAATTGAGGACGGCAACGAGAAAGATTGTTTGTGGTGTACATTGTCGGTTGACTTTATCGCTCTACGTGAGCAAATAAATGAAATTGGAATTGATGCGGTCAAGGATCTTTTCCTTAAGGCTACTTGGGATAAATTGGTTGAATCTGGTGGTAACTAAAACCCATGATACAATCTTTAACTTTTCAAGAAATAGACGTAATCTGCAAAGAGCTAAACGCTATTAACAAAATCAGATGGTGGTCGCCTGCGCTATCGCCAGTTATGGTATACATAGAGCCGCTGCCGCGTCAGGGACGCTTAAACAGTGAGTTCTTTTCAAAGCTAAAAGAATGCGGCGCCGATAAATTCGACAGCCCTACTGGCTTGCCAAGATGGGGCTTTAGGAGGGGAGATCTAGTCTATGATGCGACTAAATTCCGCTATATTTCTGATAACAGATACCTTCTAAACAGGCAGGAATGGCCTAACTAATTTCTTCGCAAGGCAATGTTATGTTATATGTCTTAATAGGATACGGCTGGTTAATACACTCGCTTGGAATCTTTATCAAGAAAGAACAATTACTTACCGTAGCGTGAACTGCTGTAACCCCAACCAATGACTGATTAAATCCGGCAAACACAATTAATCCGCCAACAAAAATACTTGACTGATTCAACTTGCAGTTAAACAACCAAACCGATTCACTTTCGTCTTTTAACAAACCAAACGTTATGGCATCGCCAAATGGTCTTAAAGATTTTGCGATCAGCAAGTTAAGTTGTATGGGGATAACGCCCGATTGAATCAAGGTTTTGATCACGATCGCCGTTGACTCGGTCATCTCACTATCAAGGGTATCGGTGGCAATTTCTTTAGTGGTTGTGGTCATATTAATTCAGCGCGGTAATTAGGAAAGCCGCATTACGCCTTTTTCAGGACGGAAATAATGCGGCATTATGAATTTAATAGATCTATTATATCAACTCTTCGCAAGCCAAACTCACGTTATACGCTTTCTTAATAAACGCCTGATTAATACATTCAATAGGCATTTGCACTAAAAAAGACCGATCGCCGCTTTTAACAACTACTGATGATTGATTGAATCCCACAAGTACAACTAGCGCACCAACTAAAATGTTTGGCTGATTAACTTCACAGTTAATCAGCCAAACCAATCCAGCATCATCTTTTAGTAGGTCAATCATGGGTTTCAACACTGCTTTGATAAGAAGTATCAATCATTAATGGTCATTAAGCGGCGTTAGGAGCATCGGCACGCAACAATGAAGCACCAGCATTATATTGACCGCTAGAGATTTTACCGCGCGACATAAAGGTAAAGTTTGTTTGAACAATATCGTCAGCAGGATACGACTCTTTAAAGTTCATAACGCAAGCCGTGTACATGGTAGCGTCATAAACTTGTTGAGAGGTGGCGGCATCAAGTCCAAGATATTTAAAGATCTGAACATGAACTTCTTTCTTAAGGTCTCGATCGGCGTTAAGAATGATTTGCATCGCTTCATCAAGCTTAGACTTGTCAAGGTTGTCTCTTACAAAGAACGAACTAAAAGAACTAGACAAACGCTCATTAGTAAACGTAGAGTCAGTACCGCCATCGTCACCGATGAAACGGTAAGACTTTTCGGTCTTGTCATGACTTAAATCGCCGGTAGGAGACGCTTGCAATTCCTTGTAAGCGAGGTTATTAGGTGAAATCGTCCAAGTTTGACCGGAAATGCTAATCGTAGGACGAGTGCTAATTGCCGCAACTCGGATTAAAACATCAGTTGAATTTACAAACTGGGTAGATGGTTGTACTCTATCGGCCATGGTGAATCCTGTGGGTGGTTATGTTAATTCCCGCACGGGATTCGCTATGAGCTAGCGATAGATGTTCAACAAAGTTGCTGTGGATTAGCGAGGGTCGCAAGCAAGTTCACTATAAACTAGTGATGAGTATAAACAAGTTCGCTATGTAATTAGCGATGAGTGTTCAATAGCCAAAAGTAATTATACGCGAGGTAGGGACACGATCGCCACGCCAACGGTAGCCAAGGATGTGACCTTTACTTTACCGCCATAAGTACCAGATTGATTGTAGTACTGAGGATCAAAAGTACCTACATAGGTAACATCAGTAGCGGCAACAGTAACGGCTTTATCAGCAATAGCCAAAGAGCTATCAACAGTCGCGGGCGTTTCAAAAGTTGCAGTGGTTGAGGTAGAAGCGTTGTTTAATAGCACAACCTCTCTACCGGTGTTGGTGAAGTAAAGAGTATCAGTACTGGTTAGCGAAGTAAAGGCAAGAACCGCGCCAGTGTTTACGAAAGTTTGGTTAGCAGGCTGTAAAATTGCCATGATTTTTCCCGTGTGGTTGATTAAGTATTCCCGCACGGGATTCGCTAGCAATAGCGATCAAGTATTATGTTTTAAATTTAGCATATCTAAATCAGTAAAATTAATTAGTTAGGTATTTGTGTTGTCATGAAGTCCGCTAAAGCTAAATTTAATGCCATGATCCATCCACGGTACCCCAAGGGGCATCCGAAGGGTGGTGAATTTATGACTAAAGGTGGGGCAGATTACAAAAAAGCGATCAAGGGTGCGCTGACTAGAGCTAAAGCCAATCCACAGTCCGGGGCGAAAGTTAGGATAGCAACTAAAAAGAGGTTAACACCTGAACAATCGCAAAAAATACGTCAAATATCAAAAGGGGTTAATAGGCTTAGAGATGAGATTAAGCAAGGTCGCAACCAAAGAACAAATTTAGGATCGCGTGTTAATAAAAGTGCGTCTCCTAACGAATTACGGGAACTGTTTACTGTAAAGAGGATGGTGTCAGAACAGTCAGCGGTCGCGGCTTTTGCCAAGAAAGACAAGATTAGGCAGATAAATAAAGTTGTTAATCCAAGAAAAAAAACAAATTACTTAGATCCTGATACTGGCAGAAAAATTCGATTGCTTCAGAGTAAGAATGACAACCTCAAGGACGCAATTGCATACAACACAGTTAGAGCCAAAGAAAGGGAGCAGTCCGTATTAAAGATAAAAAATACCAGCGGCTCAGAAAGAAATATTCAGGTCTTGAATGAAGAATTAAAGGTAATCAGAGAATCAATAACAAAAAGCCGTAAAGCGATTTTAGTCAATCGCATGAAAATTGAGCGACTTAAAAAAGAAGATGGGTTACCAAAAGAACCTAAGCCCAAAAAAGAAGTTGCAGACAAAAAAGGCGTAGTAAAAATTCCTGATCGCCCAATTAATGACACTTTCAATGTGGTTACAGACAAGCGTACTGCCAGAAAAATGGTTACAGAACAGAACCAAGAAGTTATGAGATTACAAAAATTAAACGAACGAGGCAAATTAACCTTAACAGCTAAACAGGAAAGTGATCTAGCTGATAATTCGGCGATATGGGGCTATCTTAGAGGTAGTACCGACAAATCCCAGAACTATATCGCCATACAAAATAGTAAGGGCACTCAATCTGTTACTCAGTGGGTTAAAGAAGATGATCACCTTTATGTCAATTATCTTGCTACCGCCAGCCATAATCTTTCTGGCTTTACTAATGAAAAATCAACCAAAGGATCTGGTGCCATGGCGATCGCTCAGGTTGTTAGAGAAAGCATAAAGCAGGGCAAGAATGGAGTGGTCGAACTATATGCCCTAGAAGGCGCAAGACCATTCTATGAGCACATAGGATTTAAGCCAAAGGGTGATGGAGACTATCGACTGGATTCGGTCGCAGCAAAGGCATTGCTAGAAAAATACGGCAATCTAGATAAAATCAATAAAAACTAGATACTGACATTTTACAAGTAATCACATATAATATAAGTAAAATTAATTAAAAAACAACATGAAAGTAACACAAACAGAATTGGATGAGCTGGATAGACTAGAGAAACAAGCGGCTGGCGCGTTTTCTATCCCTGATTCCGATATAGATCAGTGGAACAAAGATAAGGCTGATCGCGCCGCCAAGTTAAAAGCTAAGGCTAAAACTAAAAATAAATCACTTGATTATCATCGCTTCAAAAAAAGCGCCTTTTAACTTGAACAGGAATAGTATACGGTCTAACGCCTTGATCGTTAAATATAAGGCCGCAACAACCAGAGATAAAACCCCAATAGTTGCGACCAGATACACACTAATTAATTCACAGAAGTTTAAATAATCATTCATATTTTAGCGATTGCAATTTCAAGAGCAAGAATTACAACTTTTAACGCATACAAAGTACTGCCGTCAGTGTTTTCAAGAATTGAGACATCAAAGATCTGATACTGTCGAATACCGCTAAGTTGGGTAATATACCAGAGTTCCATACCCCATTTGATTGAGATTAGAAAACCAAGGAAATTAACAGTGTGATCAATTAGCAGTGGTTTAGTCATAAGCTTGATCCCCATTGATTACCACTAAGCCTCTGTCCAAATAAGCTTCTCTAGCCTCTATTTGTCTAATCTCTTCGATGTCTTCATCAGTTTTATTTAAAAATCTCAGAACATCGTCAACAATGATCAGGATGTGTGAATTTTCAGGAGGCTTTTCCCACTCCGGAAGTCCATGTGTCCATTCTGCAACGGCAAAGGGATCGAGATGTCCAAATTGCTTATAGACTTCCGCAATAATTTCTTGCGCCAATTCACAGAGATGGTCATATTCAGGTTCTTTACACAATTTGACAAAATTTTCTTCAGTAGAAATATACTCCGACCACAAGGGTAATGCATTGTTAGCATTTTTACCTTTGATGAGGTCATAAACACCGCCAAGAACGACACCATATTTCATTGAGTAAGCACGATCGCCTGTGATGGGTTCATCCATGCGTTCTAGGGCTATGCGATCGGCAATATAAAGCATCTTAAGTAAGCCTAAATATTTCATAGGCTCGCCATGCAATTTTAAAAATATCGCTGCGGCTTCAACAGCTTTTTGTGGGTGAAACCGAAATGTTATAGACATAACTGCTTACTCTGCTTACGAGTGAATAAATTAACGGTGGATCTTCATGTAACCTTACTTACTTGAATTAAATCCTTGTCCATTGGGTAGGAATCCCAATTTACGACCGTAATACCAATCTTTTCGTTTAGGTCATCCCAACCTTCATCGTTACTGGATGGCATATATTCGTTATTCCAGATGAAGATACAAAGATAGTAAAGCCATGCTTTAATGTAATCCCCTTTATATTGCTTTAAAACTTTTTGCCATTCATACCAAAACTGAACCATTTCTTGGATGTGAGGCATAGCCTTTGGCTCGTCAATATCCAAGTAAGCTAACTGCTCATTGTCGTAACAAACCCTGTATTTCATAGTTAATCTCCGTTAAAAAGCCATCACTTTACCGGTGTGTATGATTTTCAAAGGAATGCCTTCGAACTCTTCTTTGATCGCCAATTCATCAGGGACGCCTTCGGATGTATGTATTACCAATTCAAAGCCATGGCCTGTATTGGTGATGCCAGCTCCCGCGTCCAAAAACTGTTTTTCTCTTAGGAAAGAGTTTAAGCGTTTCCGCGCTTCTGTTACTTGTTCGTATGTAAATGACATAGGTTAATTCCTAATACTTATAGGCATGATTAGATAGATCAGATCGGTATCGCCAACGGGCGAGATAATCACAGGACTAGCAGGGGTATTGATCGCCAGCTTAACGTCTTTAGAATCCATGATCTTCAAGCCGTCAAGCAGGTACTTAGAGTTAAAAGCCAATGCCAACGACTCACCATCAAACTGAACAGCGATTGACTCAGTGCCATCCGCCTTGTCTTGAGATTCGGATGATAGCGTCAATTCTTCACCAGTAAACTCGCACTTAATAATATTACTCTTAGCATCGAGTACTGTGGATACCCGCTCGATCGCCGATATTAGAAGCCTGCGATCGCACGTTGCAAACGAATTAAACTGTTTAGGGATTAGTTGATTGTAGTTGGGGTAGGTGCCGTCTAACAAGCGAGACATAATACTACAGTCATCAAGCTCAAACACAACCTGACTGTTATCGTGTTTAACTTTAACTGTCGAGTAGTCCTTAAGTTTAGTAATTTCATTTAATGCTTTAGCGGGCACTGTTAGTTCAATTTTAGGGCAGTTGTCAATTAAAGCCTTGGCCACAGTTAGTCTATGCCCGTCAGTCGCGGCAAGCTCTAAACCGTCGCCGCTTTTAATGTGGCCGCCAGTCAATACGCGCTTGCTTTCATCGGTTGAGATTGACGTTGACACAAGTTTAACGCATTGTTTAAGCTCCGCTAGTGGCATTTCAATCGCGTCAGTAGCGATGATTGGCAATTCAGGAAACTCGGTTGCTGGCAGTCCGGCGACGGTATAGCTACTACTGCCGGATTTGATTTTTAGCTTATCTTCAGTAACAGTAATTGCTATATCACCTAATAGCTTCTTAATAATGTCAGCCAATAATGTATGCGGCGCGGTAGTTGCGCCAGATTTAGTGACAGTGCAATCAGTAGTGCCTTGCAATCCAAGGTTTAAATCAAACGCCTTAACGTTTAATGTCTGCGTAGTTTTATCGGCAGTGAGTAAAACATTAGCAAGAATGGGATGCGTGGGATTGCGGGCGATCGCGCCTTTGACAAAATCTAGTAATTGGTTAAGCGCTGGTTGAGTAATTGTGAATTGCATTGTTAGTTTTTAAAGTTAATGGTGGCGATGTAGACAGGATTAATCTTCAGGAAAATACGGCTTTTCGCATTTTTGCAGCCCTAAGCACTGCTTGCAATCGTTAATAGCTTGAATGATTGCAATATGAGCTTGGTTTTTTGCGTCTGAGAATCCCCATACATAGCTAGGATTTTCAGGCTCATTGCGAATGCAAATTTCTAGGCTTTCGAGCCAAGATAAACGATCGCTTATTTCTGATTGATTGTAAAGGGCGATCCCTTCTTCGTACCAAAGGATGGCCATTAGTGCGGATGGTGGATACAGCTTGAGTAGTATTGACTGGTAAATTTCAGGTAGCATTGTTTAGCTCCATAATTAAAACATCTGTAAACCATACTGCTTGTCTGATTGCATCTAGATCTGAATATTCATCAGTACTAAGAAACATACTGACAAGCGCTAATGCAATGCGATCGCGGCGTGAAAGGGCGGTTTCTTTATTTGATACGATCATGGCTTAATTGAACTCATCAAGAGTAAAAAACTGCTGTTCCGATACGACTGGCATGCATTCATTGTTCCATGCTAAAAAAGCCAATGCGCGATCGCTGTAGTTTAAGGCTCCGATAGAGGATTGATGGCTTAAATCTCGTGCAGCTATTGTTTTTAATGTCAAATCGTGGTTACTCATTTAGGAACTAATTTATTTGGTTGCCAAAGCATACCATTGATTTTTGAAATTTGCTAGATCTAAATTAACTGAAATATCTTGTCCAACTGACTACATACCGAGCCGATACAGTATGCCAACAACTCCTCATTGTCATCAATATCCTCAGGCAGTTTAAGCCTGTTTAACATTCGCAGAAAACTGGTTGATACATGTACAGACTCATGAGCTAAAACTTCAGTACTAACGCATTCTTTTGAAAACAGATATAGCCAATATGATCAAGAATATTTTCAGTTCCATCCTTGTAGGACACTCTTATCTGTGGCATTACGATCGCGCCGTAATTAGAGGCATTAGCATCTTGCTTGCGACCATGTCGCCACATCTGCTTTTTGGTTTGAAACACGATCGCATAAAAGTAATAGTTCTGAGGCAGCGAGAACGGATTTCCTAGCGCTGGATTGATTTTTGATTTGATTAACTGCAAACTATACTCCGTCAATATTGTTGCTGATCAGAGCGCAAACCACACACTTTACATGATGCAATTTTGCCTTTCCATGTAACTTCTGCTTTTTGATGGTTTGGACAAACCCAAAACTTGAATGCCACCGAATCTAAGGCTTCAAGTAGTTCTTCTGGTGTCATATTCTTTCTTCGCCGCATTCATCAAACAAATATGTT